AGCTGTCTGAGCGCCGGCAATTGCGCCGGTAACGGCCGCAACGAGAGCGTTCAAGCTGGAAAGAGCTTTGCTGATGGCATTCTTCGCGCCGTCGCTCTTGATGCCCGCAACGGTTTCCAAGCTCGCTATATCACTCTGAACCGTGGATAATACGCCGGCCGCGGTTGGAGTTGCGCCGAAATCGTAAACTAATCCCGCGGCGGTATCCAAGCCCGCATGGATCTTATCGATGATCGGACCAGCGAGCGCCGCAACCGCGGGACTCTCAAAATCAATCGCAATCTGAACGGCGGATTTCACGTAAGGGTAAACCCTATCGGAAACCTGAATGAGTGTGGGCTCAACGTTGCGGAAAGCCTGATATTCCTTCGCAACCCAAGCCGTAAAATTGTGTTCATCTTGTTTCAAAATATCGAGCAATTTCATTGTTATTTGCCTTCCTTCGCCGGATTCGAATCCGGCATAATAGGGTTTGCTGGAATATTACTCCCGTTCGGGCCATGCTGTGAAGCGATTTCCTGATTCGAGCCGCGAACCCATCCCCACCAGTCATCCAAGCTTCGCGGGAACTTCAGCGGCGCATGCTTCCAGATTGCCGCGTAAATCATCCAAAGCGTTCCTCCGGTTAATCCCGAAGCCGCTAGTTCCGCGAGCAACTTCACGTTCGCTTGCATTGTTGCCGTCTCTTACTTTGAATTTTTGTAAAGTTCTACTCCAATCATGATCAGTCCACCAATTGACGAAAGAAGCGTTCCAATGATCATGACCGTAAATCGCTCTTGCCCTTTTTTAATTTCCGTAATGTTCTTGTGAACTGTATCCATTTGTTCCTCTTGCAAGGCAATGCGAACAGTTAAAGCCGGCTTACCGTTGCCGAAATAAAGATCCTTTGCCATCTTCTGAACAAGCTGTTCGTGTGGCAAAAAGGATATTTCTTCATTGTTACTTTCTGAGCCCATTAGCTCCCCAAGAATTCAAATTGGCCGAACACATAAACTTGATTGCTTCCAGATTGACCGGCTAAAACGGAAGATGATGAAGCGACCAAATCAACCTGAGCTGAATCTGCCAAACCCATCGAAATGATAGCATCGAACGGAAAACTCAGGGGAACATTACTCACTTGGGGAGCTTGGAAGTATTGCTTATATAACACCGCGTTCCGCATGATTTGAGTAGCGAGATTTTGACCAGCCGCGGAAGGCAAATAAATTGAACCACTCAGACGATACTTTCCGGGCCACGGGGCTTTGAAGCGCTTGTTTGCCGCGTCCCACATCCCATAATCGTCATATTCAACGGTATCCCACAAAACTTTGGCTCCGCCGGATAGAAGCGTTTGCTGAGCGCTCGCGTAGACGCTTGCTACGGCTCTCCATGTGGCTGTCCAGCCCACGCCGGAGGTATCGGGGTTGTTTGTGTTGTTGTCAATCAGGGAGAGCCAATAACCGTTACCGGCCGCGTTCAGAACGCGAGCCCCTTTGGGATATCCGCCGATTGCGGTTGAGAACCCGGAGTTGAACTGGAAGCCCGCGCCGGCGCTCGTCCACAAATCGATATTCGAGAGCATGAACAGAAGTCCGTTCATATCCGATTTGAACGGAGGGATTCCGCCGGATGAAACCGGAGTTGCGTTCAGAGGGGGGAACCCGTCCGTAAAGGAAGCCCGTCCCGGCGTAATCGGGATCTGAGTTGGAACCGGGATCGGATTAGTTTTGGTCCCGTCTCCGTCACCAAACGGAAGTTGAATTTGAACCGGCGCGCTAGCTAATAGCATTTCTATCCTTCCTGAATGAACGAAGCTTGTTCAAACGGCCATGCCCACGCCGTTCCCATTTCTTCGAAACCAAAAACAGGGTATTCCGTTGCAATGATGTTAGACAGAACGCCGGCCGGCCGCAAGAAAATCCCGGATTGTTCCAGAATCAGAAGTTGCTGGGAAGTTAACCCAAATTCAAAACGGTACACCATCGACATACTTCCTAGATCGTTGACGTAAGCGCGGACATTCGTTCCCCCAATCCAGTTTTGGAGGAGCTGATTGATTGCCGGCGCTGAAGCGCGCGAGATGTTGCTTAGAGCTTTGAGCATGATCAGCGAGCGGAAAATATTCGCATCGCTGAGATAAGTTCCAAGAGCAACAATCAACGATTGAGGAATGCCAACGATCCGGCTCCAGATGGCGAGCCCAAAGAGATTCGCAGTGGAAACGTTGAAAATCGTATTGAAGAAATTGTCAATGTCCGCGGCGGGATCGATGTTCACGTTCATCCCTTGGATAAGCGCGCCGATTGTGGAGCTGTTCCCGTATTGACTGATGATCGTTTCTTCTACGTTGATCATACGAGAGTCACCGCGATATTCCCGGCGCTGATAGTCGGAGTCTGATCGATCCCGACAATTACTTCATCTCCCGTGGGGAGCGCGGAAGTTCCCACAGCGATTTGTAAGAGCACCACGAAAGATCCAACATTTGAAACAACCGCGTAATACTGAGCCGCTAGAACCGCGGAGCCAATGCGAGCGCGAGCGTTGCCGTTCGCTCCATTGAACTGAGCAATAATCGCGTTCTGAATGAGCGTTACGATATTGCTTGGGAGATTCGGAGTGTTCGCGATTTGAACCGCGAAGAAAATCGGAAGAGATCCCGGCCGGAGGAAACTCACTTGATAGCTTGGCTGGGGGAAGTTATAACCCGCGGTATCAAGAACGGTGTTATCCGAAACCGTTCCGTTTCCGGGAACCGGGCTCGCGCCGGCTGGATGCGGAGCGTAATCACATCCAACATCTTTCTTTCCCCAAATCGCGTTTGCAATATCCTGATCATTCCCGCCAACCACAGCCACGAAGAGCGAATGCGCCGCGAGGGGATAATGGGTTGAGTTGCGCGTTCCTCCGGGGAGCGGATCTCCAGACTGAACAACACCACTTGGGTTATCCAGAACGAAAACATCAAGAACGTTCGCCACTTCAAAAACGCTCGCGTAAATTGCTCCAACTGTACCTTCCCCATTTATAGCAACGGAATTTTGCCGGCGAAATTCGAAATCAGCGCGGCTCTCTACATCCGTTCCCAAGCTACCTTGAGAGGGGTTCGTAATCGTGTCCCAACCGTTGATTGCTTGCCCAACGCGCGTGAGTGTGTTCGGGGGACATGGGATTGGTCCCGATACAACATTCTGCCATGAGCTAGACACTGTGGAGCCGGAGCCGATTGTCACCGTTCCCAAAAGAACGTATTGATTCCCGCTTGTGTCATAAGCGAAGGTTCCGGCCGGAATCACCGTTGTTGGAATTCCCCCCAACGTGCAAGTTACCGCTGTGGATGTTGCCGGCTTGCGCGTGAGGAAATAAATTCGAGCAAGCGCATCCTGAAAACGTCCCTCCGCATAAGCCGGATCGAACTGGTTTACCAGATACGCAATCTGCGAATCTTTGTCAGCCACAATCGCCGCTTGGGAGCTTGCAAGTTGTCCCTGTGGAGTGGAGAGCGCCGGGTTGAGTCCACCACCAAAAGCCGCGTTGAAATCCGCTTGAGTACCAGCGAGAATTGCGGCTTCCGTGGGAATGATCAAGCCGGCGTCCGTGAAGGCGATTTGTGGGACCGCTGTGCTCATTAGAAATTCACCGTATGAGTTTGGTTATTAATGTCGACAAATTGTATATTGCCTGTTACAGCACGATCCTTGAATGAAGTAATGACAGTCTGAACTGTCACAACTCCCGGAACCTTCAACGCCGTTTGATTGATCAGCTCTATCAAGAGTGCGGCCGGCGGAAGCTTTCCGAGCGTCTTCCCGTTTACGCTGGTGCTCCAGATTCCTTGAGTGGTATCGTAATAAACTTCTCCCAAGAAAGTTCGAACCGCGCTCGCTACGTCTTGAGCAATCGCATATGGGGGATCGGCGCGAGCGATGTTACCGTTCGCGTCAAGAACTAAATCCCATGCGGTTTGATCCAAAAGCAAAGTGCTGAAAGTGCTCATTTATTCCGCTTCCAGAACTGAAGTAACACTATCAATCGGAGGAATGGGACCAGTGTAGCCCAATCCCTGAAGGAAGGGGAGAATTTCAGCTTTCCAGTAATCAAGGAAGTTCTTATTCATGAGCGGCGTAAGAGTTCCGCCGTTCCCAAGCTGGATTGACGGAGCGTTGCCGCTCAGCTCAGATGGAGAAACAAGCTTGATCCCTTCAGAATCAAATTGAATGTATTGTGTGGGGGTTCCACCGTTCAGCATCAGCCCCACGTAAAGAGCATCGGAGAAATCGTATTGACGCGCGCTCGCCGGGTTCGCCGCGGCTTGATTGTTCTTCACAGAACTGATATCCCGGCTCGCGAAATTACACAACCCAATGTCTCCGGGAGAAGGATCTAGGATGATTGCATTACCGTTCGAAGATCCCAGCCGGAAATAAGGAACGTTCCAAATCGTTGTGTGAGGATAAGGGTTGCCGGCGCTGTCAACTTGATTTACGCAAGGCTTCACATCCACAGTTCCCACGGGAGACAATCCGCCGTCATTGGTGCAAGAGATCACTTCAACCAATGTTGCAGTTTGCATCTTCGAAAGAAACTGTTGAACAACGAACGCGATGTTGTTGAACTTCCCCCATGTACTCCACGGTGTAAGCTGTCCAACTGCGATTTGGCTTTGCGTACTCATTGACTCACCACCGCGAGCCCGGTTTTAGTTCCACGAATCATCGCGAACCACGATCCATCCGGCTTCTCACTTTCGAGCTTATATGCAATTGTGGTTGCAATCCAAACGCCGGCCGCTTGCGGAATGCTGGTTTTGAGTTCGAACGATCCTCCGAAAACTAACGAAGGATTAAAGAGAGCTGTGAAATTCACTCCAACCCCGTCGAAAGTTGGATATCCATCCAACCCTGTTTCAGCGGAGATCAACGGAATGGGTTTCTTTCGTGGCTGATTTTGCGGAGTGATTGCGAGAATATCTCCGTCAACGTAAAGCCAAATTCCCGCCGCTTGCGCGAGCGTCTTTGCTTGTTCAAGATACGTGTTAGGAAGATATTGATTTTGGAGAATAACTCCGCTTACACCGTTGTTTTCGAATGTGAGTCCCATGTTGCCGGCGAGCTGGGACATTGCAGCCACAACGTCAATTGGACCTTTGAAGCTCGTTGGGGCAACAGCTTGGAGCTGATTGAAATACGCGGCTTGAGCTTGGATCATCAGGAAGACATTCGGCATCGTTCGATAGTTGCCCCAAGCGTTGACAATGTTCCCGGAGAATACAAGCGTTTCCTGATTCCCATCGATTGCGAAAACTTGAACTGTGTTCGGAATGAAGGCTTTCGGTTTCCACTGGAGAGTGGTGATTGCATTCATGTCGCTTTGGGACACTCCGAAAATTTGCGCGCGGAGTGTTCCCATCATCATCCCGCCGGCTTTGTCGATATCGACAACCGCGCGAAACCCCTGAAGGGTAATTTGATTGTTGTTCGAAGAGCCGAACTTTCCGGTTCCCAGAGTAATCAGGAACCGGAGTTCTTTTTTGTTGGCGAAGGATGTTGGCATTTGATTTAGTTACTCGCAAGCAATTGAAACTGACTTCCAATGGCGCAATTAACTCCGCAAGTGAAAGTGATTGATGTAATAGCGGCTTGAGATGTGGGGTTCCATATTCCTCGCGTGAAATACTCGCTGTTATTCGTCTGACTAGATGAAGACGCGAAGTAGGTTCCGGTTACGTGAATCGCCTTAGGAAACGTGGTATTCGTGTAGTTCGGAATCTCCATCGTTCCTTCAGCGCTTAGCGATCCAAAGATAAAAGCGTTCGTAATTGCCGCGGCGCTCGCCGCACCTCCGCATGATGTTACCTGACTGCTGCCGTTTCCCTTCATCTCCTCGCAGTTCCACTCGTAATGGGTTCCGGTATCTGCGTTGAAGATGGCGTTGATAACTCCGTTACTTGCCATTGCTCCGAAAACTTTCGGATATAAATTCAGGAACGTTGAGGGAATGCCGGTAACAGTTAATGTCGACCCCGCCGTTGTCACCGTAAAGACTCCGCCTGAGAACGATCCCGCCATCCCGCCGCTTGGAGTCCAAGTCACCAAACTTCCAATATTAAAAGCATTCCCGCTTCCTGATCCCGCGATGATGTGACCGCTGCTATCTGAAGCAAGAGACGTTTGCGAAACTGGAATTGTCGCACCATTCACCTGATTCGCGTTCACCACACCGGTTCCAGTTGGCCCAAGAACGGTTCCGTTCCCCATGTTAAAGTTTCCAGCGTTTGCGTTCGTCGCAGGTGTCACCGCGGACCATGCGGTTGACGTTGTGGCGGACAACCCAACCTGAGCGGCCATTACCACGGTAGGAGTTCCAATGATCGTCCCTGTCGTCACTGCCTTGATATCGAGGAGATCAAGTGACGCCGTGGTGAAGTTATGCGAGGTATCGGAGCAAGATGTCGCAGATGCGCCGCTGATCGTGCATGTTAGCGCCGTATCGCTGGCATTCTTTCGCCACGTATAAACCGCCGAGTTCCCCACGCCGGGAGCCGCGCTCATTTGCACGGTCATGTTCTGGATGGTGACGGCCGCGGGAGAATCAATGTCAACGTTGGTTTCAGTGGTACTCGCCGTAGCCCCACCGCCGATGGGGAAGAATTGAGTTCCGCTGAAGGTGAGCGATGGGCCGGAGTAAGTAACGATTCCCGCGCCGGTTCCAGCCGCTGCGATAGCCGCTTGCACGAACGCTGTGGTAGCAAATTGCCCTGTGCTAGTTCCGCCGGAAGCTGTCGGGCCGGATGGAGTTCCGATAAAGGTAGGCGAAGCTAACGGCGCGAATCCTGCGATGCTTGCGCCGCTTGGGATCGTGACGGTACCGGTAAAGGTTGGAGAATTGAGTGGAGCCGCGCCAATCGTGTTGTAGCTGATCTTCCTCGCTACGCTCCCGTTGAAGGTTGAGCCGGAAGCATCGCCGATTCCACTGTTGTCCATCGTTAGAGAGTTTGTAGTGCTTCCGCTAACCGTGAGCGAGTTGGTTCCCGTGGTATCAACGAACGTCATACCGTTGTAGCTATTCGTGATATTCGCATACTGATTGTTGTTGCTCGATGCGTCGAAGTTCACGGCCGGGCCGGTCGCAGCGATGAACAAGTTTCCTTGGAACACGGCATTGCTGGTATTGATGAACTGATTCATCGGCGTTGACCATACCTGCCCATTGCCGATGAACCTGTTGTGGCTGATATCTCCAATCGAAGCGTTGTATACAAAACCTTGTCCAATACCACTACCGGAGTGTCCCTGACTGAGTTGGAAGGTTGAATTATGCACATTAACGAGAGAGCCGCTATGTACAAAGAGTGATGGAACGTTTTGACCATTCCAATAGATAGCGTCCGAAATCGAGACGCTGCCTGATCCCGTGATTTCAGTCCCATTTGTTTCAGAAGAGCGACCCAACGCACACCAAAGATTATTTATATAAACCGTGTTAACTTGCGCCGCTCCTCCACTCAGACTAAAAAATTCACACTCCGTATAGGGAGAATCGTCCGTTTGATTATTGATACGAACGTCACCCCCAAGCGTCCCGTTTCCGCTGATCCCCGTTCCAACCGAATCTGTGAAGTTGTGATCCATATTCAAATCTTGAATTTGACCAGAAAGTTTGTACCCAAGCGAAGCCGATTGACTTGAGCCACATCGATTAGAGACGTTGTTATTTTCAACCCTTTGTGAAAAATAACCCGTCGAACCGCCTTGCAAATCAAATCCAACGTAGGCAAATCCAGCGCTTCCAACGCCGGTATAGCACCACGAAACTAGATTGTTTGTGAAGGTTCCCTGAGCCCCCGATGGATTAAACAAGCTTTGAATTCCTATGGCAGAATCAGCGAAATTATTTCTCTCGACAACCGCCGAACTGGTGTAATTCATTCTGAGCGAGATCGATCCGGAAGATGGAGTATTCGTCCGCGCCAACATACAGTTCTTTAGAATAAATCCGTTAATCGGAGTGGATATGGAACCCCCGTTGGCAAATAACTGTGTAACGCTCGCGCTATTCGTGAAAATGACTGTTGGAAAGCCCCCTTGTGAACCAGACCATCCATAGGTTCCGCATTCAACACCTGTATTCTGAGTGGTAATTGTCGGACCAGTTTCGGAGCGATAAACACCGGGAGCGAAATAACAAACGCCTAAAGTGATTGAAGATTGACAAGCTGTCCATGCCGCTGAGTTGTCAGTTCCCGTCCCTCCGCCTACTATAAATACTCCATCAGCCACAGCGCCGAACCAGCCAACGGACTTCCAGTAATTCTGACTGTTTACAACTAGCGTTCCTCCGCCGTTTATGAAGACTTGCTGATTATCCGGCGCGAGAATCGGACCGTTAATCGTGATCGTTTGGCCGGCATTGTAAGTAATCGAACCACCATCCGAAAACTGGAGCGCGCAATTCTTAGGAGTGCTGATTGTTGTAGGAGAAAGAGGGATTGTAATCTGAATCGTTGTGGGACCACTTCCACAAGCTGTCACCAGCGCCGCTAACGTTGTGGCTGAATTTACCGTTGGGTTCGTGGTTCCAGTTCCGCCGAATGGAGCGCCGCTTCCTCCACCAGTTGTACACGTGCCATCTTTTTGAAGAATTGAATCGGTTGCGCAACTCGAATCGAACCAGTAAGCGGCAATCAATTGCGAGAGAGTTCCAACTGCCGTCACGTTCAAACTGGTTCGATAGACGAAACCGTTTCCGCCGGGATCAGCGAGCCCGCTTCCAATCGGAGGAACGTTGAATGGAGTTCGAACATCAGAGATGGAAGTAATCGTTGAACTCCCCGCAACAACAACAGCGAGCGGAATGTCAGTCCCAACGAAAGCTGTTGTCTTCACGCTTACAGCGCATGACGAAGTTGTATCGAGATAGATCCGGTTCGTTGCGCTCGCTGTGAGAGCTTTAGTCCCGCCAACATACGAAACGATTGTTCCCGAACCACAATTCACTGTTCCGGGACCAACATTAATATTCAAACCCGTTGCGGCCGCAATCGTCCCGCCGCTTCCATTTGCAATTGAGAGCTGAGTAGGCCAATAGCCCGGAGCAACGCCATTATCATACTTTGCGTTTACAGCATAGATCGGCGCGGTTTGAGTCTGAGGGTTTTGAGCATGCACAAGGCATACCGCGAGAAACATCCACAATCCAATGAACCACAAAGCGAGCTTGATCATAAGTTCCCTCATGCGTACACCAAAATTTTCGCGATCTTTCCAACGTCCGATGCTTCAAGATAAACGTTCGCTCCGTCAAACGCTGGAGTCTGAGCCCGAATGCTTCCATCCGAAATCATCAGAATCTCAATCCGGGATGGAGCTGAAGTAAGGAAATGCGGAACGCTGAAGGCTCCGGGAGCCGGCGAAGTGACTCCAAGGGTAGTTGCGGGAGCATTGATGTTGAACGCTCCCGTAGCGGGCCTATAGACACTCACGGTTGCGGTTTGGCCGGCTTCTGTAGCTATCAGATAAACGTTCGTAGAATCGAATAGCGGAGTTTGTCCCAGAATCGCGCCATCTGAAGTTGGAAGGATCTCCACCAGCGCCGGCACTATCCCCAGCCCGTGAGGAACGCTGAAGTTTCCAGAGCCGGGAGAATTGACTAGTAGAGTTGCGGCCGGCGTTTGAACCGCGAGCCCGGAAGCTGCAACAGTGTAAACGTAGATCTTCGCAGTAACCCCGGTATCTGAAGCAACGAGATTGATGTTCGTAGCGTCCGCAAAACCGGCTTGCCCCCAAATCGATCCGATTGGTCCGGAGCCTACCTGAGTTGGAACGATCTCAATCAGGAACGGGACCGTTGCGAGTCCGTGGGCTTCGCTGAAGTTGCCCGGAGCTGGAGCAGTTACATCAAGAATTGCAGAGAGCGTGAGAATCGAACTTTGCGTGAGCGCCGCGGCTGAAGGAATGAATTTCGGAAGCTCGTTCGGGAACAGGTAAACCAAAAACCAGCGAGTATTAAAGCCGGTATATTGAGGATCGTCCGTCCCCTGAGTATCGATGAAATAGAGATTCCCAAGGAAGCCGTCCCAAGAGTTACACGAATCGAGCGCAACTGCATTGTGAGCAAGACAAGCTAAGCAACGGTTCACACCATCAGAATTCAAATCAACGAAGATCTTCCCGTTGCGAAGGTAAATCGAGATTTGGCAGTTTTGACCGTCAAGAACACACAACACTTGCTGAGAAGGAACGGGCTGAATGGGGATCACTAACATCAGTTCACCCCCAAAGCATTGAACATGGATTTCAAAACGCTTTGCGGAGGAGCTTGGGGTTGTACCAATCCGCTATTGCTTTGAGGAGTTGCGGCCGGGTTCTGTGGCTGATTGATCGGAGTTTGAACAGTAGAAAAAGCCGCGGAAACTTCGCGGATCTCTTTCAAGACAATTTCAACAGCAAGCAATGTTGCGCCGCGGTCCGCGCGCCGAATCAAGTTATAGCGTTCGATAGTGGATGGACCATAAACGCTTTCGGGAGTGATTATGAAATATTGAGTGAGCGATTCAATCGCTTGATCGATTTGATTCAGAAAAGCTGTGCGATCCCCGGAGTTCCCTCCAAGAACCAGAACCACAGAATTTCCCGTTGGGAGCTGAACTTTGTTGTAACTCGCAAATGATCCCGCTTCAACGGGGAAATCACTTACGCGCGTTTCGCGATTCACTTCAACCGAATTTGTTGAAAGAACAGTTGCGCTCCCTGATCCGCCGGCCTGCCCTAGAGCGTTTAAAAGTGAACTTCTTTCAGAATTAATAATTGCTTGAAAAAGACTATTTGAATTTCCTCCAACTGCTCCAAGCTGATTCCCGTCGAGATCATAAATCCCCCACTGAGAAGAGTTCTCCATTGCGCTCGCGAGAATCGTTGAGATCTCTCCCAGCGCCAATTGAATTTGGGGAGGAATGTTCGCGGAACGCACCAGCGCCGGGACTCCGGGGTAACTCGGTACATCGGGATATGGTATCAACGGCATTAGTACAACCCCGAATTCGCTTGTGAGGTAAACAGATACTCCATCGAATGTTCCATGTCTCGCGCGATTCCATCAGCATCCGTTGCTTGCGTATGAATCGGCATTGTTCCAATCGTTACTGAAACGCTCTTATCAACGCTTACTGGAGCGCTTCCGGGGGCTCCTCCCGGCGCGTTTGAGACTATCGATGAAACTCCGGGTATCCCAGCCACAGAAGAAGCATAAGAGGAGCCCATATGGTTCCGGATACCTTGCGCGTAGTTCGCTTCTGAATCGGAGTAATACTGTCTTCCGCCAACTCCATTCTTCAGCGCGTGAGCTAACGCATCCGGGCTCTGAGCCCCAAGCGCGCCGGGATAAAGGCTCTTCATCAAGCTCGCGTAATAATCCGCAAATTCCTGATCAGAACCAAACGAACGGTAATCTTCCCCTTTTCCTCCGGGAACATTGATTCCGGCGAAATTGTTCAACGATTGAGCGCCGCGATTTGAGAAGTTCCCCGTTTCATGCGCGAACGTCGCGAAAAGAACATCTTCAGAAATTCCCGTCTGAGCTGCGATTTGTTTTGCAATCGCATGGGCTCTATCGGAAAGAGACGGAGCCCTACCACCACGTAAGCCGGCAACGAATCGATCCGCGCGGGAACCAGTGGAGCGGGGATGTAATTCATCTTGTGCCGGCCGGAAACCTAAAGCAGCCGCGCCTTTCTGAACTAAGCGCGCCGCGGAATCCGGAATCAAATCGTGAAGAAATTGAGCACCCTTGATGAACGCTTTAATCTCTTCATTGAGTTGATGGAGTCCCCAAGTTGCCGCATCGATTCCGGGTTTCCATTTGCTCCAATCGATAAGGGAATCTCCGCCCTTTTTCCAAACCTGATAATCTTCCCACAACAACGCGATACCGCCGGCGAGCGCAACAATCGCCGCAACCGTGAGATTGATCGGAGCTGTTGCGAGCGCGATTGCTCCCAAGCCCACAGCGATAACCGTAAGAAAATCTTTTACAAATTCCTCATGCCCACTAACCCAATTCAACCCGCGCTGGAGGAGATCAAAGAACTTCTCCAGATACGGAGCCGCTTCCATAAAGAGGGATCGTCCCAGCGCTTGAAATTGTTGCTTGATTCCGGCAACCTGAGTTTGGAACTTCTGAGCTTGCGCCGCTTGTTCCTTCGTTACCGCGGTTTGCTCTTTCTGTCTCTGAATCTCAAGCTCCAGTTCCTTCCGCCCCTGAAGCAAAAGATTCATTGTCCCTTGATCGAGCCCCATCATTCGCCCAAGGTTGTTCGCCGTGGTGCGATCCAATCGGCTGAAGCGATCCGATAGCTCTAGCAAAATGTCATCAACCGGCCGCGCTTTACCGTTCACATCAGCAAGCGAAATTCCCAACGCGGACATATAAGGGAGAAGACTCGATTCCCCCGTCAGCATCAGTTGAGTTTGACTCTTGCTCAACATGTCCAACGTACCCTGAAGAGCTTGAGCGCTTCCCCCAAGCTTCTCCGTAGCGTTGCTCCATGCTGAAATCGTTGGAACGCTCAGCCCTAGATTTTTCGAGAGCCTATCGAGCTGAGCGTTTCCTTCGATGAAATCGGAAATCCAATTTTTAAGCGCAACAGTTCCGCCGATGATAGCGAGAAAGCTTCCTACGGTCCGGGAAAGATTATCGATTCCCTGAGCCGCTTCCTTACTTGCCTTCCCAACTTTCTTCGTTGATTTTTCTGTTTTGTCGCCGGCTTTTTCGAGATCTCCAAGTTGACGAACGGCCGTCTTCTGCGAAGTTGAGAACTTCGAAGTGTCTAAGCCAAGCTCTACGATAAGAGCATCAATGATCGTGGCTGACATTCATCCCCCGGTTGTAATCGTCAACACAGATTATTTCGAAAAGATCGTATGCGTCCCGAACTCCGTAAACTGTACTCAGTTCATGCAACGTTGCGAACCGGCGAGCGATCAGAGTTCCAATTACTTTCGTGATCCCGTTCCGGTATTGGATTGTCTCCCGGCCGCTTCCTTTGCCTTGCCGAAAAGGGATCGGATTGCGGCCGAAGAAAAATCCACATGTAATTGAAAAATCTCTTTCCGGAGCGTGATTCGCGTCCAAATTTCCTCAATGTCATAATCGCCGCTTTCGGCCGGCTCCAATTTGCGAACGAAGCTGGGATCTTTCGGGTTCGGGCAAACTTGAACACATTCGAACATTTCCTTCAAAAGCGGTTCAGCCACAAACCACGGGAGCCCGGTTAAGCCGCGAATCATCCCCTTAACTCCAAGCTCAGCGATACCGGCGAATCCGGTTTCAGCTCCGGGAACTTGAACGTTGTTATTGGTGAGCGCGAGTAAAACGCGGAAAGCCCACGATTCCCCCTGAGATGCCGGCATTTCCGTAATGAAGAACTTTTTCCCTTTGTCGCGTCCCTCATCTGTGATTGTTACCAGTTTCGTTCGTCTTTCCCCCATTTGCCTTCCCTCCGATTATTTTCCGGCGCGAGCTAACCAGTTCGCGAGGTATTTCGCGTCCGCCGGGTTCTTCAAAACTATATCCCGGTAATGCTGTGAACGCACAGATCTAAATGCAGCCGCAAGCATATCAGGGTTGCAGCTATTAGCCCCGTGGAGCGTCGCTGGTCCCCATACGCCATCAATCCCAAGGGAAACCCCTGAGACGTTCTCCACGGCCGTCTGTAGGAGCTTTACGCCGGTTCCTTCGCCCATGTTGAACTCAGCATCAAACGCGCGCTTCGCCACTTCATCAGATAGAACTTGATTGAACCACGGGGACCAGAAGCGGAGCTGATAGAAACTCTTCACAGCGGCCGGCCGCTCCGCGGGATCAAGAGCGGCGATTCTTTCAAAATCTTGAGGGAATGAGGCGCTGTTTATTCCGCTGAGAGCGTGAGCGCCGGGAGGAGCATCCGGAACGATTGCGTATTGCCGCTCCGGATCTTCAAAATTCATTGTCCAATTGAACGCTACGTCAAACGAAGCCACTGTTCTACCCTCCCAAACGCGCGCCGCGCGGGAGTTACGGGGAAGGCTTCCGCAACTTTATCCCCGCGCGGATTTGATTACAGCAAACTAGGCTGGATATCTTGCCACTCGATATTAAAATCGATGGGCTGGAGAACCTTCGCGCCGTCCGGGATCGGCTTGTAATCCTTCAGCGTCCCATTCAGGCAAGAGAAGCTTTCTCCAGTAGACGGAAGAACAATGGTCCCACTGAAGACAATCGCGTCCCTGTTCGCCTTCTGAGCGCGAGCGATTGCATTGAAGACTGAACGGCTGGGGCTGTTCGCCTGAAGCGAAACCCCTTGCTTGATCATCGCGGGAACCCATCCGGAAGCCTTCAATCCGTCAACACCAATCATGCTCTCAGTGGTTTCCTGATTGTCCGTGCTCCAAGCCTTCTCCGCGGAGAATCCCTGAATCTGGATCGGCGCGGGAAAGATCCCCGGAACCGTCAGAGTGAAAACCGCATTTGCGCTAGTAATCGTTCTATCAGCCATCAGGTTCCCCCGTTTTATTTCAGGTTCAAAATGTGTTTCTTCAAATTGTGATTACTGCACAGCGTTTGAAACCCTTTCGGAAATCCTTCGCGAATGAGATTATCGTAAAGCGCCGCTCCTCCGCCCCGTCCGCTTTTGGTATATTGCCGTCGATGTTCAGCGCCGTTGTTCTCAAGATGATCCAAAGTCAACATATCGAGATCCGTCACTTCACATCTGTCCCAACAACACTGAAGTTTCTCTTCAAATCCGTAATGCGTGAGAACTTCAGTTTTAATCCTTAGATGACGTTTTCGATTTATATCGTTCAATCGGTTCGTACAATTTTCACATCGAAGAATGCCATCTCTTGACTTATCACCACAATTGATACAAATTCCCAATTTCAGACATTTAGCGCGAAGTTCCTTCCCATACTTCTCCGCCGCGTTCATACACTTTTGACAATCAGTGAAACCTTTTACAGCCGGGTTATCACACTTAGTGCATAAACCTAATTCAGCCCTTTTCTTTCGTCTTTCTTTGCGATATTTAACCGCATCGAAAGTGCTTACATGATTTGCGCTATATCTCACTTAGTGAGAATAACACAAGTCTAAAGAATATCGTCAGCAGTGAGCGTTAGCTTTTGAATGCTGCCACCATCAGTGAACCATAGACTGATATCCGGGGAGCCGCGCTCTTGCCGCACGGTTGCGCCGGGATCAAGAATCTGAAGGTAATAACCTTGCGTCGAAATGATCTGGTCAACCTGTTGTCCCGCTTGCTGATTCACCTGATCAATCTGTGTGGATGAGAGCGTTACTCCAACTCTGATTGCTCCGAAGTTCAGCGCCGCGGCAATGGGCCCAGACACAAGCGCCGCGCGGATCAATCCATATCCGGGAGCGTTGTAAGCCACACTTCCAACTGAAGTGAGCAATTGCATCAAGGTAACTTGGAACTGATCTCCCATCCAAATTGATCCAACGAGAGCATCAATCCACGGGAATTCTCCGGGCATGTTGGAATCGTAGAAGAATACGAAACCTTGATTGCGCGTGGAGAAAGCTCCGTAGAAGCTATACCCGTTGTCCAAAAGATTTTGGCTGGTCTGATCATTCGCGCAACTTGGAAACAGCCCGTTTTGCTGAAGGAACGCGAGAGTAACGCGGCCGTTGGTTTGCTGGAAGTTGATCGAAGCAATCGCGCCGGCAACGAAAATCGCGATGTTCTCTACCAGTTCCGCGAGCGTTGTTCCGGCCGGGATATTCACGCTTGGATCAGTCAATACCGCGGGATCTCCGCCGATACATGTAACCCCGTTGTACTGAGCCGCAAGCGCCACAACTCCGAAGGGTTCCGTTGCCCCTTGAACGCTTGCTTGCATGTCGCTGTCCCAAGCGAGCCATAGATAAGAATTGTCTTGAGCGTTGAACCAAACCGCGAATGCTTCCTTCGTCGCAAGATCCGGTTCAAAGAGCGTGACCATCGAAGCCCAATTTTGAGAGCGGGCAACAGCGTTCGCCATTGCCGTCGCTGGAGTATCCGCAACAACCCCTTGCGAGAGGAGCGCGCCGGTCGCTTGAGTGAGGAGCAAGGCCGCGGCAATTCCGCCGGTTGCGAAACTCAGAGTTGAACTCGCGCCGGTTACTGTGTTCGTAAACACGAACTTGTTGATGGAAGCATTCCACGCAACGGTGAAACCGGGGGTAGTGAAAGCCGCGAGAATGAGCGCCGCGGCGTTGCTGAAGCTGGTAGCTCCAGAAAGATCGATGGAACTGGAAGTAATCGGGGTTCCATCAACGCTGATTGTGAGTGTTCCCGGCGCAATTGCTTTGAGCTGAGTGAGCGTGACTCCAACGAAGCTCCCGGAGTTCAAGAACGCGGCGCGATTCGCGGCGCTGTAGGACGCGAACAGCATCGAAGAAGGATTGAGGGAAGCTCCCTTATACCCCAAGAAATAGATAGCGGCCGCGGCCGCTTCCGGAGAGCTGATCCCAAAGAAATTCTGAACAGCCGTAACGCTCGCGAAACTCAAAACGTTTCCCGTGGGCATCAACAAGCTTTCAGTGAGGAACAAGCAATTGAAAACCAATCCGGCTCCGCCGGCGTTCACAACACCGGGGTTAATCCTTACGATACGACTCGCGGGAATTGTCATTGTAGATCCTCAAAGAAGCTTCCGTTTGTTTTTACTTCAAGCTCAATCGCTGATTGTTGCGGAACATTTACAGTCGGATTGTACTCTAAAGTTGCAGTTAAAGCCCATCGATATTCGTATTGTTCCTCCCCTGTAACTAAAGGGAGCTGATGGGCATCCGAACAGTAAAGGGGCTTGATGCCGTCCGGATACTGATCCGGAGCGTAAGGGGATCTCCAAACACTCTCCACAGCCGCGGACCATTCGCCAGCCGCTGGTCCGTAAAAATCAATTTGAACGTCAAGCTGTTTTGAGTTTCCAATAGACGCTTGCTGAACCGTAGAATCCGAACTCTGAAGTTGTGTGGGAACATCCAAATTCTTCCGGTTAATTTCGATCACTTTTACAAACGGTCCCGCGGGATTATTCCCCGGAATGGAAACCCGATTTACTTCCCCGCGAATGATCGGAGTGGGATTGTTCGGAACAATATTTGTCCCATCGAAATTCCCAACGAACGGCTGTAAGAATGCGATCACAGAAGTAATCACATCATCAGTCGAAATGCTGGGAGCGTATAGCGTCATGGGGTTTGCTTCACAATCACCACTTTAGTCCATAACGGCCATGATTCAAGAACTTTCGCAGTAAGCCACAATCCAACGAACAGCGCCGGCACTCCGGGAGCCGCGGGAACAGTGATCAAATCTCCGCCTTTTGAATCCGGCCGGATCACGCCGGCGAGATTACCTTTCATGTAAATTGCACGAACGGAGCCGGAGATATTCATCCCTTCAATCTTCTTCAAATCAACGTTATCGAGAGCTTGGATCTGAGCGGGACCAGTAATCGCCGGGTTATATTGTGGCTGTTGCCGGCCGGCCGCTCCAAGCGTTGAACCCGCGGAAGTTTGAAGCCTCACGATGATGTTGGGATTCACGCAATTACTTACAGCGTTCGCGATTGTTCTCAAGTCCACTATCGCTTTACCTCATATCCCACAGACGCGAGTTCGTGTCCCGTCCAAACCAGCGGTTTCGCTTGCGTCCCTGATGCCCCAGCTTCGCCGTTTGCGGCCGCATGCTGAGCGCTTACCACATCAGACGCGGTAATATCTCCCGGATTCGTCCAAAAGCGCTTGCGGAGGATCAGGGTTGTCGCAGATAGCGGAGGATCGTTGGTTTCAATAATCGATTGCTTGAGCGCGCCGGCGATATCTTCGCCCATCAGCTTCAAGACTAGTTTCCCGTCGAAGTTCGTAGCTTTCGCGAGATTTGCCATCTTCGCGGGCCATCCCGGAGATTCCTTCGAAATCATGGTTCTGAACGCCGGCCGCGGAGGGGAAGGGAATTGCCCCTCATGCCCGAACTCATTCATAGCAGCCACAAAAGCAACCGGAGTTCCATCGGGATAAGTTGCACCTTCAAGGAAGCCCACGCGAACAGTTCCCCCGCCCATTTTACGAGCGATATCGGTTAGAACCTTATTCACGTTCTGAGCAACGCTCAAACGGCGCATCTAAAAAACTCCAAATCTCCGAAGAGTTCGATTCACGAACGTTGGGCGCGGGGAATAACGGAAACCGCGGAGTGAGCTGGTCGCTTGCCAAAACTCAGCGCCATAAGCTGATTGATTGAACCATTGTCCGTTGTTCTGAGTTGCCGGCGCATAATCGAAGCTCGCGCTTACGCTTCCTTCGCCCGCGTCCGATACCCTGCCAACCGGCCGTGCTTGCCCATCAGCGCTGAGATCCCCAGCAAGATAGGCAATGTGAGCAACAAGCATGTTGAGGAGCCCCAGCCGCTTCTGAACGTCACAGACGGGGCTATCAGGTTCATTGCTCAAGAACCGCGGCGCGCGGTAAGTGAAGAGAGCCGCATAGCGCGCTGGGTTCGCGTTATATGCAACAGTGAACTCCGGGAACATTGCGAGAAATATTCCCGGATTCCAAACAGCTATACCGTTCATGACTAATCCTTGTCAGATGCGGTTTTGACTCCGAACTCAGTTGAGCGCGCCGGCTCCAAGCCTGTTCGTTCTGTTTCACGCTCGCGATAGACCTTCTCTACAGCATCCTCCGTTTTCGCTTCGAAGATTGCCCCAGACGCGAAAGGCTGAAACGGCCGTTCGGGATGGTTATTCCCAAGCTTCCACTTCGCCCAAAACTCAGCATCAACCGGCGTGGTGATATAGGGAACTTGGATCGGTTGCCCGTTCGTTCCCCGCTGAGCTGAGTTCAATCCGCGAATCGTCACGGTTTTTGCCGCGTTGAGAGGATCTTTCAAAACGATACTTATTGGGAGTCTGGAGCCAATGATTACTGTTTTGCCTTCCGCCATTATTTTCGCCTTCCTTCTCCATGAAATAAGGGGAGCCCGAAAGCTCCCCGATTCCGTTCGCCTTCTGAACTACTGTACTACACACCAATCATGGACGTAATGAAGATCGGCCGGAAGATCACCGTTCCCCATGTCCCCTGAGATTTCTTCTGTTTGAAGCTTGAAAGATCGATCTTCATTGGATGTGCGCGAAGCTTCTCAGTGAATGCGGTTGTTGCTGTCCGCTGTCCCTCAACTTCATCAGCGATCAACTGAACCAGTTCGCCCGCGGCCGTCGAATATTCCGGAGCTGTCTTCACAGTCAGATTCGGATAATTCTTCTTCAGAAGATCGGCAACGTTCACTTTGAATTCATTGGTGAACGTCATTGCAACTTCGCTGAGCGGGCTCATCGCAAGCGTGAACTTCTGATCAAGGGTAATCAAACCCTTTGCCTGTTTCTGAGCGTTGTAATACATCGCTTGGATATCAGCGAGCACTTCAAGAGCGGTTGCGTTGGGAACCCCTTGAGAAGTGATCCAAGCCGTTCCGCCCGCGGCTTTTATTGCCGGCGTGAGCGCTGGGAGAAGATTCGGATCGTTGAGCAACCCGTAATTCTGAAGACCAGCCACACCAAAGAAATAGCTCGCGTTCTGGAACTTGTTGAGCGTGAGGATGCTCGCCTTGTTCACCTGTGAAGCCCAATCGACCTTGCCCAAGCCGGCCATTTCAAGCTCAAGTTCGCCCCATTGGGTGATCACTTGATAATGGTAGCTTTGCCGCTCCGGATAGTTGGTATTCACACCGGCGCGGCCGTTCTCGTTGTAATCGCCGTAAGAGCTGGTTTCGCCCGTCGCTTCAACGGTGATAAACGTGGTGGTTTTCGTTGTCCAATCGCCCTTTTTGGTTTCCTGTCCAACGATCTCCGCGGCTTTCATCGGCGCAACGAGGATTTCAATAATCGCGGGATCAAGGAAGTTCGCCAACCATTGAGGAATGCCGGCGTTGCTCACCGTCACCAGAGCGGGTTGAGCATCCATCGCGAGAAGGGCTCCGCGTTCGTCAGTCTTCAAGAAATCCATGTTGGGTTGCCCCATGAAATGAACTCCAAGAAGTTTTTGCGCTGCTACTAGATCAGGATGCATGCTCGATTCCCCGTCTCTTGAATTTTTGAAATTGCGCCGGCCGCGGCCGGGAAAAAACCTTACTGCTTATAAGTGGAGATCTTCACCAGTGAACCAACCGCCCCATCTCCCTGATTCGTGGGAGCGGCTTTCCAGCCGGAATCGATCCCGCCCAAAGTGGTGAACGCTTCGCTCGCGACGTAAGCCGCGGCCGGAGAGAACAATGTGTAGATCCCGATTCCGCCGGGGTTGCCGCTCACCTGAGAGGCAATCGTAAGCCCCACAAGCCCGGTTCCCGTGTTGATCGGCATACCCGGGACCAGAGTCCCTGAAGCGAGCGCCGTTACGTCGAGAACGCTCCCGAATGTGGTAACTCCGGCCGCGCTTGCGGTGTATGCGGTTCCCGGAGCGCTGATGCTGTAAACACCAGCTCCGCCGGCTGTTCCGCTGAGCTGTGCCGTGATCGTTGCCCCAACCGGGAAACCAGCTCCGCCGGAGATTGTATCTCCCACGCTGATCAGTCCCGTTGTGGCTGTGATCTTGACCACTGTTCCAAAGCTGGTCACGGTTGCCGCGGCTGTGGTGTTCGCCTGATTGAGCTGATAGGTTCCAGCTCCGCCGGGAGTTCCGCTGAGCTGAGCGGTAATCTGAGTTCCGGCGCTGATGCCTGTTCCGTTGAGGAAATCCCCAACGCTGATCAGACCAGTTACGGCCGTGATCACGATTTGCGTGTTGTCCGGGCTCCCAGCGGTTGCTGTGAATGTTGCTCCCAAGCTTCCGGTATTCGTGGAACCATTCGAGCCGGTTGCACTCGCGCCGGTTGGAGCTGCGCTGTAAATCCCACCATCAGCGAACCCGGCGTAGACCGTGGCATTCTTCGCGAGCGCGCCGGGTCCAAGGTTCTTCGCCCAAAAATCGCCGGTATTGTGGAGAGTGATCGGGAAACCTTCGGGAACCAGAAGCGTTGCAGCCGCGAGAAACACTGTGATCAGCGCTTGCTGTTCGCGATGAACGAAACCATCCGGCGCAACGTTGGCCGTTGCAAAACTATCAACCGTGCGGAAATCCGGGCCAATCCAAGCGAACCTTCCGACCACCACACCAGAGGGACCAGACACCAGCCCGCCGGGACCAGTAAGAACGGTTGAGCGCGGGTTTGCGCTTGCAAAATCACCTTCAACCGCCGGCGCTGGAGTTAGATTTACGCGAGTCTGAAAGTCACTCATTTTTGATTCACTCTCCGCTTGAATTTGTCACTACACATGCGCGTAAAACCCGCGCGGGTTAAGCTTGCCGAACGCGGCCCATGTTCGGGAACCGCTTGAATGTGCTCCCTGAATCCATTGCAACGGCCGGAACCGTTCCAACTGAGCGATCTTTTGCGAGATTGAACAGCGCACGGAGCGCGGCCGTTCCCTGAACGCCGGCGTGATCAACCTTCATCTGATCAAGCGCGAATTCGTAAATCTTCTCCGCGGAGTCCATCGCAACCACATCGCCAACAATCGGCCGAACGTCGCGTTTCGCCTGATCAGCATCGCGGTACTCAGCCCGGAGAGCATCAAGCTTCGCATCCATTGCCTTCCCAGCTTTCAGCTCTTCTTCGTCCTTCGCTTTCTTATCCGCGGCTTTCTTCTCTTCTTCTTCTTTCGCGGCCGCATCCTTGCCCATCTTGCAATCGTCCGCGTGTTTGCCGTTCGGCATAGAACACTCGTCGCATTCGGGCTTTGCATCCTTGCCCTTTTTCTTGTCCTTCGCCGGCTCCGGCTCAGTGTTATTCTTTTCCTTTGGCTCCGGATCGTCAACATCGGAAAGTGCGTCCATCACAGCGAAAACTTGCTTTTCGTCAATGCTGGAATCCATCGCGAGGATGAGCTTACTCGCGGATTGACGCTGAGCAGTTCCGAACGTCTTCCGGGTTGCCGGCGCGAGAGCTTTTTCAAGTTCCGAATCGGCCGCAATCTGAACTTTCGGGAACGCTGTGGTAACAGCGACAATCAGCGCATTTCCAAGCTTCGAACGAATCATTGGTTTCTTCTCCAGTAATTTTGAATCGGCCGCTCTTACTTCTGAACCAGCTCTTCCATCAGAAACCAAAGCCAAATGGTTCCCATGAATCTGAGTCATAATACCATCATAATTTTCGCCCGCGTAATTTCCTGTTGTCATTATTGGTTCGTAAGAATAACCACAGGAAAATTCACATTGCTGTTCAGTTTCGATCCCGGCGATTGCATCAGCGTCCCAAATGCACACATCAGCATCAAGGAAGGGTTCCAGAAATTCAACATCGGAACCGATAGTTCCAACGATATATTTCTTCTTTTCCTTTTCGTCCAAAGTGTTGAACGTCGCGATTGGCGTATGTTTTGCGAGAATCGGAAGCCGCGCGAACGTGGGAGCCGCTTTCGCTAATTCATCAGGATGCCGGAGCATCATGTAAATCCTGTTTTGATCTAATCCCAGCGCTTTAGAGCGGGGAATTTCGTGGCCGTAATAGGGATTTACGGAAGCTTTGCTGATGTGGCTTCGCGCGATATGAAGCCGGCCGTCTTTATCAAACGTCCGCATTGTCGCGTCTATTGCGATAGTCGCACGATCCAAAGCGGTCTCCGGCGGAGTGGGATCGGAATCATGAAGTTCATCAAGCTTCCGTTCTTCAGTCTCCTCCGGAAAATCCACTTTCATACCGGGATATTTATTTAACGCACAACATCCGTTATTAGCAACGTGACAATTAGCTTGACGGCAAACGTCATCACGGCCAACCGAATCCGGCTCAGCATCAATGCGATATTGGCAACGATGACAACCAAATCCGCCTAATTCTGTTTCTCCATAATCCGCAAATTCTTTGGAGAGCTTGTCAGCCCATTTTAGTTCGGGATCGCTCGCGTCTTTGTTCTCCCAATGTCGACATGATCCCTTATTTGCAGAGATTTTTCCGTACACCAGAAGACAACCCCCGCCCTCGATAAACTTGTTGCAATCACGGCAAAGATAATTTCCAGCCGGATCGAAAGTTCGGGGATCTCCACAATGGATATCAGCATATTGGAAGGTTTTCACCAATCCCATACGCAAATGTTCTTCTTGTAGAGGAGTGACCGGAGAACCTGTAAATAAACCGTCTTTCCCTTTCGGGAAACTAACAACCGGCCTAATTTGAACAAGTTCAGCCATAAAATCTAAGATTATTAAGATGCTTAAGTTACGTCAAGCGCTTCTTACACCGGGAAGCACACTCCGGGACACACAGCGACAACGGATCTTTTGCCCCGGCTGGATATATTCAAGCTGTCCCGTTCGCTCATCTTTGATCAGGCAACCCTCGCGGATGTTGTAAACGCGGCCGCTCGCCTTCTGATGTTCCTTACGTGGATGTTTTCCACCACCAGAGTGCATCCAGATTGCCTTTTGAATTCCCAACTCCAGCCGGCGCGCGTTCTCAACTGTAGAGTTCAATTTATTACTTTGATCTTGTGCGATAAGCTCAGCGGAACCGGCCGCTTTGGGATATAACTTCCGGATCTCTTTTACCATTGTTTCGAGATCCCGGCCGGAAGCATACGCGCGCGTGACGATCCCTTCAGTCTGAGCAAGATAACGTTGAGGAATCGATTTGATCAGCGCAACGTTCTCAGCCACAGATGCATTTAGAGCGTCTTTCATCGCACGATCAAGCTTGAACTTGATGCTGATTCCAGCATCCCGGAGAGCCGATTTCATCGCTGAACTGGTTGCGTAATAGTTCCCCTTGACATAAGCATCAGCGATCCGCGGAGCCGCTTCATCGAATTTCCGTTGCCATTTCTTCGCGAGCGCGCGGAACTTCGCAAGCATGCGCTGTGATGGAGTGGCATCCATTGCGAGCGCCGGCGGAGACGCGCGGTATTCCGCTCCAATCCAGTACAAAACGGAAGCGTCCATTTCATCAATGAGAGCCATCAACGAGCGTCGATACTTCAGCCGTAGACCAACGTTCGGCCGAATCGCGCGAAGCTTTTTTACTGAATCCATTGAACGATTACAACCCCCGGCGCGCCATTTCCGCCCGCGGTTGAACTGTTGGAAGAACCACCACCACCACCGGAGCCGAACGCTAATCCGTTCGAACCGTTGCCCACAGTACCGCCGTAAAAGCCGCGTCCACCACCACCAAAGATACTCGCTCCCCCACTTACGCCGGCTGATGTGGAATTCGAAGTTCCCGTTGAACCATCTCCGCCGCTTACGGAATCCGCATCTCCGCCACTTGGAGTACCCCCAGCGCCACCATAATTCGCATTGGGTGAGTTACCCCCAACTCCGCCGGCACCAGCCCCACCAGTGACCGTTGAGATCGTCTGAGTACCGCTTGCAATCGATGAATTCGTTCCGTTGCTTCCGCCGGTTCCAGCCGCGCCGGTTCCCCCAGCGCCAACGGTTACGATGATCGTATTTCCCGCGGTGTATCCGCTTGAAGCGACCTTTGCAGCCGCACCAGCTCCACCACCAGAACCAGACACGCCGGAAGCCCCTCCGCCCCCAGCTCCGCCGGCTCCCACAATCGTCCATTGGAATACTGTGCTTGAAGTGATCCCAGCCGGAATTGTGAATGTTCCTGTGGTTGTGAAGATTTGCTTATGAAGCTGTTGAACCACCAGCGGGCAAGCCGTATCGTAAAACGTCCCATCCGAGCACAGCGCGTTACCGGACGGGCCAACGGTCCCGTTGACTGTGTATCCACTCGTTGAATCGACAGAGGAGAAGATACCGGGAACAGCCGCAATTGTGGTTACAACAGCAACGATCATCGCGAGTGTTGCGAGTCCGATTTTACTTCCGCGATTGAGCTTCATCGATCTCCCCCAAATAGTGTTTGTCCAAGAGCATTCCCAACAGCGCTCAAAGCTCGCGAGTACCACGGGACACGGACCGCGGCGCATGGTCCCTCATGTCCCGCTTCGCGCGTACATCTCCAACCGGCCGGCGGTTTCGTACAAATCATCATGGTAGATCCTCATTTTCGAGTTGTTGCCCGGACTCATCCGGGTTACCTTCACCTTCATCCGGCGCTTCGGGAAGATCCTCGACGTCAATTCCCTGATAACCACTCTCAGGATTACGCGCGAGCTTTTCTCTCACTTCCTCTTGGCTCAAAACTTGACGATCAATGTAAGCCGCGTCAACTTCCGCGTCCGCTTTACGGATCTCGCTGAGTTCCTTCGGAGTCATCTGATAAAGCGGCTGGAATGCAACGATGATATCCGGATCGATCTTCCCGTAACGAAGAAGCTGAACGATATTCAAAACCGTTTCAATTGGCTTCCGGTAATAGGCTTCCTGTTCGGCTGAAACTCTATCGTTGCGGGCTCTCATCTCGCCTTCAGCCACGTTGCCGAATCCAGTTGGGGACACTCCCAACAGCTCAACGGCCGGGATGTGACTTACGGAACACATCTGTTCCTGCGACTGAGCTTGGAGCGCATCCAGACCACTCAACGGAACCGCGAGTTGATTCAGTTCCTCACGTTCTTTATCGCGAAGGAACAACCCGCGATTACTCCGCGTCTGTGTGAACAGCTCCGCGCGCTTGAAGAGATTTTCGCCGTTATCGCTTCCCTGAAGAACCTGATCCATCGCGGTCCCAAGCTCAATGATGGAGAAGTTATTAATGAGATCGGAAACGCTTTGCCGGGTTCGGAGCCAATTGTCAACGTATGGTTCCGCGAGCTGTGACATGCTAATCCCGCCGAAATTGAAAGCGGGCTTCAGCATGTCCGATACTTCGCGCGTGATGATCGTTAGAAGCCGGCTTGCATGAACTTCAATTCCCAGCATCCACCATGCTGTAGGCTTATAAAAATCATCAGCCGCGGGATTAATTGCGTTATAGGCTTTGGGAGTTGTCCAAAGCGGCTCAACTGTCTTCACCTTCAGGTAATTGGTGATTGATTTATGTTCGTTCAGTTCCACTTTCCGAATCGTCTTATTGCTGAGAATCAAGGGAAGAGATAGATCTTGACCAGTGAGATCGATCAGTATTTGCGCGCGGCCGTAATAGGAATCGTGCTCAGCTCCCTTTGCAATTACTCCCTTCAAATCAAGGTCCGTGAGATCTTGCATCAGCACTTTACATTTCTCGCGCGTTTCGTCGCCGGCCGTTTCTGTGGAGTTCAGAACCAACCATTCGCGCGTAAGAGAAATCGCGTTCGCTTGTGCAAAGTTGCGGTATTCAGCGCGCGTTGAGAGCGCGGCGAGATAGGGATAACCGGGGAATCCAACCCAATCCCCTCCGAAAGCAAACATAGACGAAGCGAATTGAAACGCGGCTTCCGTGGGACCATCCATCGCAAGAACGGGAGCTTTCGCGCGCGGAGGAACAACTCCCGGCATTAACTCCGGCCGCTTGATCGGATATTTGTATCGCTGATCCTCCGCCGGCTTCTCTTTTGCTCTTTCAATCGCCGCGGTTCGGATCTGTTTAGGCTCGCTCTTTGCTCTTGTTGTTTGCTTCGTTTTCATAGAGTGTCCCGCAATCTTTACAGAACGTTTCGATGGTGTAAAGGATTCCCCAAGTGGTTCGAATTCCCCATTGTGCTCTCAAGATCTCATCTGCCGGCCAAATGTCAGAACCGCATTCTTTACAAACATCAACGGTTTGAGCCCTAGTCCATTTCATAGCGCCGGATCGGACCTTGAAACCTATCGAAGCGAGCCCGGATCAATTCCAGCATCGCATCAAACGTGACAATCTCCTCAGTAAAATAAGCGTCTCCGTTCCATACAAATAACGCTGTCCATCCGTTTTTGTATTCGAGCAACGCTGTTCCGGAAGGTGGAGTTGCCCATATCGCGGAGCGCTGGTAAGGGAAGGATGAGGGATGATTATCTCCGGGCCATCCAAGAAAACACAACGGACGTTGTTGGCTGAACTCTCCGGTTTCCCACTTGCGAACGTGTCTCATGCCTTTGGAACCTGTGGAGTCTGAGCAAATCCAATTTTCTTTGGTTCGATGATTTGCGGTTTGGGATCAGGTTTCTTTTCCGAACCCCTACGATTCATGATCTCCATAAAATAACAAGGCTCCCCGCCGGAATAATAGCAGAGAGCCCGTTACGCTCTGACGATTGGCTCCGCGATCCCTTTCGTCTCCAGAATTGAACGCCGGCTGAAGTGTATCAAGAATGATATTAACGCCGGCGTTGCGCCGCTAACTTTAGTACCGCATCGGAAATAGCGAGTTGACCAAAGAACGGATAGAGCCGGCGGAGCGCTTGCGTTGTCATATCAACCCAATCGTCATTCTTCGCCGCGGGGAAACCAGTCATCTCCGCGAGATACGATCCGCTTATGAAATGATCCGTTCGTTGGCTCCCCGTCACCCACACGGCCGTTTGTGGATGAGGGATGAACACGTTTCGAGCTTCCCAAACGCTCGTTGTGGCATGCGCGCGAGCGAGCTTCGATCCATCGGGCTCGATAGGGATCAACCGCGGAACTCGCTTCTTCAGGAAATCAATTACCGCTGGTCCGTTAGCTTTGTCTTCAATGAGAACTTCTGACGGCCGCGGCGGTTGGGCTTGCAAATCCTCCACACTAACAGCGGTATCCACAAAGCCCATACGCTTATGAACAACGCGCAATAGATATGCGTTCGCACCTTTCTTACCCCACTTTCCACCACAAACGAAATCGGTTCCGTCCGTGTCTTTGAACGTGCAATCCCACGAATCAATAACCAAATCGAAAGAGCTGGGGAGATCTTTCGGAAAGTAAAACTGAATACCAACAGCCTTGAAGACATTTCCGCCGGCCGGCTTCGGGTTTTGCTGATAGAGCGCGCTCCACCAGTAATCCGACATGAGCCCTTTTTGTTCGCGGAGCTTTTCGAGCGAATGCAGCTCCGGGACTAGAGCCCCTTCAGGAAGCTCCGGATCGTAACCAGTTTCGTCCGGGAAGTTGATAGCAGGGAAGCGAAGAATCTTTAAGCGCGGATCTCCGACATATTGAGCCGCAATCCGACCAGCAAGATCATCTTCAGCCCATGACGTTGCCATGATGATTTGGCCGGAGTTCTGAGAAAGACGAGTTGTAAAAACCGTCTGATACCAGCTCCAATGAGATTCTTTAATCGTCTCGCTCAGCGCTTCCGCTTGATCTTTAATCGGATCGTCAATAATCCCGATATCAACCGGGTTTCCCGTTAAGCCTTGTCCCACGCCAACTGCGATGTAAGAGCCCGTTCCGTTCGGAGAACTGAACTCATCCATCTTGTTCACATCGAATTTTCCCCTGATCTTCGTAACAGGGAACAATCGCGAGTGTTCAGTGGAAGCGAGATTTCTTCGAACAGCGCGCGCCATCTTTCGCGCGAGATCAGCGTTATACGATGCGGTTCCAATTCGGAAATTTGGAAATCGCGCCATGATATACGCCGGCAACTTGCGCGAAACCATTTCAGATTTTCCATGCTGGGGAGGAGCTTGAAGAATCAGAATCGGACGCAATCCAGCCACAACATCAGAAATGAACTGATCAAGCGCGCGGCATACAGCACGGCTGAAGCCTGAAGCTAGATAGTGGCCGGCGCTGGTGTACTGGATATAATCATGAAGCCCAACGCGAGCGCGCCGGCGCTGGAGTAGTTCGGCCGCGGCTTCAGCGATGGTTACACTCACTTGTTCAACTCCCTGAGAATTTGATTTCGCATGATCGTTTTGACTTCAGCGCGCGTTGAGTGATCTGCGTGATGGATGCAAGAGCAATCCGGCTGAACACATTGTTTGCAAGCTCCAAACAGGCATTCGCGCGAGATCTTATGTTTTCGATCTCTTAATTTCGGATTGGCTGATGGTTGCATAGGCATGGTTTCCCCGCACACTTCTCATGCTTATTGAAAATACACTGCCAACAAACCGCGCCGGCGAACTTATCTTTGTTCAGTTGTTTTGACATTGTTGATAATAATACAACGGCCGCTCAGCTTATATGGGGGTAAGCGAGCGGCCGGAACAGCCCCGTCTAGTCTCGAATTAAACGGAGCCATTTTCGCCGGCAACCGTGGAGGCAAACGCGGCCGGCAACTACCTAAGCGAAGAATCCACCAACGCGAGCGCCGGAGAGCCGCTTCCTATTCCTCTTGCTTAATAATTTGCGCGAGCTGATCATCGGAAAGATCAGCGGCCGTAAATCCTACCATCGCGAGCGGTCCCCCGTTAGGTCCGGAAAGCTCGCGTTTATCGATCAGCATCCCAAGGTACTTCGCAATGTTGTCTCGCGCTGTATCCTGATCCCTCATCTTCACTTCAATTCCATGCTGGGTTTCTTTCACTCCAGCGTAAAGCCGGCGCGCCGCTCCCTTGAGCCGGCGAACGTCCGCGATCCCAATTCGCCCTTCACCGTTCCCGTGGCAATAGGGACAATCAGCGGCCGGCGTTCGCTTCGGATCAAAACCAAATCCCCCAAGCGGTATCGGAGGAATGCGTTTCGAGCAAAGTTCTTCGCATTTGGAGTTACAGCGATGTTCTTGAGCACTCTGAACCGCTTTCTTATATTCGAACTCGCTCCACTGAAATTCATGGTTCAAGCCGTAGCAATGCCGGCAACTTTGAACTTCGTAATAGATCAGCTCAGCCGGATCAGCTTCAGCGATCTCGCGCCATTGGCGAAGAACCCATTCGACAGACAAACCAGCCGCGGCCGCTAGATCAGCTTTTCGATCCTCAATTGCTTGATAGATCTCCGCATTGCTGAGCCAACGATAAGCCTGAGTTGAAGCGTTTGACTCAGAAATACCCGCACGTATAGCGGCTTGAGTTCCGTTCCAATCCTTCGGAAACTCAAGAATAAATGCGTGTTGTTGAGCCGTCAGCGCCATGTCATCCACAATCAGAGCATAATTCGGGCTCCGGAATCAATAATTAACCCGGAGTTTCTACAGTGTATAGGGAGGGGTAAATTATCGGGGTATTCTTAACTTATTTAAATAGAGATATATAAAGAGAATATACCCCGCTAACCCGCCTATTAGGGGCGCCGGCGGGTAATAACATCATCATACAGAAGGATAGTGTATGAACATACCAATAATAAACAAGTAATACTGTAGGATGGAGAGATTTAGGGGGAGGGAGGTAAAATGCGTGTCGGGGTGGGTTTTCGGGTAGAATTTGACAAACAAATGGCGAAGCGTAGTATATGTAATCATGGAAATTATCACTAGAGAGCAAGCGCGCCGGCAAGGATTGACTCAGTATTTTACTGGAATTCCTTGCAAGAATAATCACATCACCCATCGTTATACCCAAAGTGGAACTTGCGCCGGCTGTATCCGGATGTATAACGCTCCAATGAACGTTGTTGAAGAGCACCAAAAACGCCGGGATAATTTAGCGCGGCTGGTTTCCTTTCGAACTCGCGTTGCTGATTGTGATGTGGGATTCATTTCGGAGATGATCCTAGCGAGTGTGAAAGCCCGCGAACCCGGCGCGCGAATGGCTGATGTGTTCAAAACGAGTCCGGGAGTGAAGCGAGTTGAGTTCTCCGGAGTCCACCAGTTCAATTGTTTTGCGGAGGATCTCACGGGGCTCCGGGATGCCACAGTAAAGATCTTCGATTCTCGTTGCGTTCAAGTGAAGGATATCCCCACTTTTGTTCCCCCTCCGATTGATTGGCCCGAAGGTGATCCGCGATGATTTTGATGATCGATCTCCCCAAACTGTTTGATGGATGCTTTCTGGTAAGTGAACGAAGGATTTCCGTTCCCGGCCGCGGCATTCTAGATCGATCTCGTTTCAACGTGATCTTCGGAGGGAATGTGTTCGAGCTTCCCGACAATCGCACCACAACAAGCCCTTATGTAGCGTTCCGGGCAATGCTGAGAGTAGCCCGATGAACCGGCCGGCGCTCCGCCGCTCCCTAGAGATGATCATTTACATCTTTTGGGTGATCATCGCATTTTTATGCTTGACACATAACTAGTAATGTGCGAAACTGTTTTCAGTGGAGGGGAAACATAATGTTCACAGGATATGAGATTTGGGCAGCTTATCAAGGGTTGACGGGTTTTCTCGCGTTGAAAGCTTTTATCCCGGCTGAAGTTGACGGCTCACACAAAATCAAAGCTGATCTCGAAGTTGAGAGATTGACGGCCGCAAATACGAATTCCAAAATCTACTATCGAATTTCCCTCCATTTCGGGAAAGCGGCCGGTAAATGAACCGCTTCGTATCGTTTCTCTACAAATACGGGTTGCTCCCGGATCGGCGCGCGGTTCGCCGGCTGGAGCGCGAAGCCGCTTGGATTGAAGGATACCGCGCGGCAATGAGGGAACAACAGCGGGGGATGACTCAGTGACGCTCGCGGAATCGTTCCACGCTTCGCCGGCTGAGCTGTTCCTCTGTCCCGATTGTGGGGAGATCGGGAACCAGCCGGCGAACTGTCCCGCATGCGCGAACCCTCATAACCTGATGAACCTTTCAACCATCCTGAATCGTCCGGAGGTACAACTATGTCAAGACCGCTTACCAAACTTGAAACGTTACGCGAGCAACTTAAAGTTGCAGCAACGGAAATGAGAAATCAAGCGATGTTCTATACCGCGGAAGCGGATCGGCTGGAGGAATGCATTCGGCTCCTCACGCCGCGGAGGGTATCGTAATGAAAGTTGGTGATATCGTCAAGGTCTACAGCTCAATCAGCGACTATGACGGTCAAACCGGCCGGATCATCCTGATTGCTTCAGCTCCCGGCGCGCCGGCTCCCTACGTTGTACAGTTCGGAGATGCGCTTACGGAACCATTCAGCGAACGGGAACTAGTCCCTATGAGCACGATAGAGCCGGAATGGATCTCAGCTCCCCTCCCGACCTTCCACGCTCCCCACGGGGCTTCCCAGCTCGCGCGGCGTTGGGTTGGAGGGATCATTGCCCGGAAGTTCATGGCAAGCGAGCGCCGGCGTTTGGTGACCCGATGAAGAAGATCTTCCTTTACGCGCTGATGTTCCTTGGAGTCTTCCTGATCATTACCGCCGCTCTCTACTCTATAGAGCAATTGGACTATCCAACTTACAGTGTGGAGGATCAATGATGATGAACCTTTGGTGGAAATTTTGCAGTTGGCTGATAAATAGCTATTGACACGTTGCTAGTAATGTGCGAAGATAACAACATGATCAACGAACCGGAGAAATCGAATCCGCCGCTAGCGAGCTTCAAGTTCATCGCATGGATGATGATCACGATTTCTGTGGGCTGGTTCCTTGTTCATTACGTTGCACATTTACAGATGGAATTCAAATCTCTGGGAGAAAGGCTGGTAAGTTTCCTATGAACGATCCGATTATCAAACTACTTGTTATTCTCATTGTGGTCGCAGCTTTCGCGCTTTGGGTTGCGGTTCAACATGAGATCACCAAACACCATCGCACCATGCGCGAAGCTCAGAAGCGCGAAGCTGAAGCTGAGTATCATAAGCGGCTCGCCGGCAAGTATGCAGCCACAATGACGGAAGAGGATCGTAAGTGGTATGCGAGCCTTCCCGATTGGGACCGTCTTCCGATTTTCAGAACGAAGTCATGAGTAAGGCTGATGCGCGAGCGATTGCGTTGCGGCAAGTGATTTGAGACAGGAGACGGAAGGTGCTTTACACAACACTCGAACTACTTAAGAAACAATCCGCGTGCCTGGAAGGCATGAAAACTTTAATTGATTCTTTGGCTCCGAATTATCCCAAAGACAAACAAATTTCTCTTGCTCACATTTTTAAATCAAATGGTTTTGATCACGCGATGTGGGCTCTCCGTGCAACAACGGTGGATGCTCGAAAATTTACCGCTCATATGGCAATTGATTTTGCTTTTAGGGTTATCGATAACTTCGAAAAGCAATTTCCAGACGATAAGCGGCCGCGAACAGCGTTGGAACAAACCGAAGCATTTTTGGACGGGAAGATAACCTTAAAAGAATTGGAGAGCGCAGAGAGGAGCGCAGCGAGCGCAGCGAGGAGCGCAGCGTGGAGCGCAGCGTGGAGCGCAGCGAGGAGCGCAGAGAGCGCAGCGAGGAGCGCAGCGTGGAGCGCAGCGTGGAGCGCAGAGAGCGCAGCGAGGAGCGCAGAGAGCGCAGCGAGGAGCGCAGAGAGCGCAGCGAGGAGCGCAGCGTGGAGCGCAGCGTGGAGCGCAGCGAGGAGCGCAGCGGAGTCTGAAAACGAAAAAATCTTTAAGAAATGGATATCCAAAAAACTATGAAGTATTCAACCGCTTGGGATCTCAGTTCGATCCCTGAAGATCAATGGGCATCAGAACACGGCCGGCGCAATCGCGCTAAAGCGCCGCGGAGCCCGCGGGCTCCAAAGCTAAAGCCGTGTAAGGGATGTAAAACTCCCCTCACAGCGCGTCAACGGGAGTATGGTCAATTTTGCCCACAATGCGGGCTCCCCCAGAAACGAGAGAAGGTGAAGCTGTGATCAGTCCCCTTACACCAATCATCAGTCTTCATCGCCCGTGGGCCGATTGGGTTGCGTTGGGCTGGAAGAAGATCGAAACGCGAACTCACTCACGTTTTAAAAAGCTCGCTGGGGGAGTAATTGCAATTCACGCTTCGAAGACTTGGGATCTCAATTGGGAAAGAGCTGCAAACAACTATTTGACTCCAAACCAACGAGAATTTACCAAAGAAGTTTTGCCGAAATGGGATTGGAGCGGGAAAATCATTTGTTACGTTTTCGTTGAACGATTCGGCCGCTGTCTTCCTTCCGATTCGCGAGATGCGATGATTGAATGCTTTCCGACCATTCGCGAAGGGTTATGGTTGAGTGGCGTTACTCAACTGAGCGAGCCAATAGAAATCAGAGGAATGCAAGGGATCTTCTACCGGAGGGAACGCCGCAGATGAAACACTTCTTCGAACTATGGGGAATCGTCGCGTTCATCTGGATTGCAGGCTTACTGATTGGAAAATGGATCGGCCGCAAACTGTGGAAATGAATTCGGAACGGAAATCACCGGCAATTTTCCTTTATCATTGCAATCCTTGTGATTGGCTGTTTGTCATTTTGTTTGGCGAGCCCGCAATTTGCCCGAAATGCAAACGCGAATACAAACTTCCGGGAGAGAGGCAAGTTAATTAAACTGTGGAAATCGCCCCATTGACAAGACTGTCAATAAGCATTAGCTTCCTTTCATTCCCCCGATTCTGAGGAAAATTTAATCCCGAAGGGAACACCATCATGACAACTGCGATTCAGAAGAACCCGGAACTCAAATCGAGCTTGGATCGTGTTCGCAATCGCGTCAACCAACTCGAAAAAATCGCCGGCAAAATGAAAGACTCAACGGACTCGAATATCCGTGATCAGCATGCAACTCTTGTAAGCGCTGTTGTGGATCTTAGAACCGAAATCGGAGCTTGGGAGAGCCACCTAAACGAACAGGAATAACCCCAAGAGCGGCGCTGTGGTACGCCGGGACGCTCACAGCGCCGTTTTCCTATGGTGGAGTTCAAACGGCAAGTTCAAGTGTGGTTGATTCTTGTTCGCGCTCTCATAGAACTTCTGAACTTCCGCGGCGCTTGTGAGCTGTTTTGCAAGGCAAGTATCGTGAATATAAAGCCGCGGCTTTCCCCCGTCTGGTAACACAGCGTTGTTAACGCGGCCGTCGATCAGCGCCGGGTGGTGGTGATACCCCAGCCCTTCCAAAATCTCACGCCGGCGAAGATGGTTGATCTTCCGCATGAGTCCCATTCGATCTAACAACCTATCAAGATATATCGATGAGATGAATCCCCCGTTGAATCCCGGAAGCCCCTGAGCTACGCTCTCCAAGATTTCTTGTTCGATTGTTCCCTGAGATACCGATAGAGCTTCCCCGGTAGTGGAGCTGATTGGGGCTCGTTGACATTCACCGGCCGGGTTAAGCTCCACGGGGATAACATACGAATGAAGGAACTCAGATACAATCGCGTAACCATCAGCACGAAGCCAGTTATAGAGATTGGGGAAATAGTCTCCTCCTATTCCGTCTCGCTGGAGATGGCTCGATTCTTGTTGAGCGGAAAACAACACGCAAAATCTACGATCATTTCCAGTCTTTTTAATTGCGTCTTTGTGGTTGCTGTTGAACATGAAATTTCCACAGATATCAGCGGACGTTTGATCAACTCCCTTTGCTTCGATCTCAAGCCCATCCCCTCCCGTGATCATCGGTTTCAGTTCTTCGATCACTTCCCGGCGCGCGTCTGGAACATAGATATCTTCAACCGCATAGAAGATCTTTCCGACCATCCAAGCATTGAATTCCTTCGCGAGCTTTGAAGCTTTCGGCCAATGAACGTATCTTCTCCCCACAGCTTCAGCCACACAGCGGGTGAACAGCGTTTTCCCGTTTCCCTCAACCCCTTGGAGCAACGGAGCCCATTGGAACTTGACTCCCTTGTGCTGAACCACAGCCGCCATATATGACAGTAAAATTACCTGATCCGTGGGGTCGGGGAGGATGCGCGCGAGATGAGCAAGGAACGGAGAAACGTCCCCTTCTTTCCGGGGAACATCAACCGGGACGTAAGTATTCACAAAGCTTTGACCGTTGCGCATCACGATCTCGCCGGCTGGGAGATCCGGCCGGAAGCAAATCCCATTGACCATCGGGGGACGGAGCATCTGTGATTGTGTGAAAGCTTCCCACGAATCACGGGTTGTTCGCTCGTTCCCAAAATCCATCTGAAAGGTATAACCCCCGAAGTGAACCTTGAATTGTTCGGGCTTCAGGATGTGTCCCCCCGGAATCAATACGCGATGGGTATCTGTGATATAGATCATCCCTTTGAACAGCTCTTGCTGTGGCTGGAGCCCAATCATCCTCATGCCGCTTATCACTTCGCCTGATACGCTGGGGGCGCTCAGAGACGGGCCCGCGGCCGCTGGGAGGGTAGAAGCTTGGAATATGTCAATCTGTCTCGCCACACAGCCCAGAATCGTTCGGCGGAGGTATGTCCCATATTGACCATCCGGACGTTCCCACTTTTCCCGAACCAGTTTGGACTGATTCATAATCCGTTCTATGCGTTCGCAGTTCTTACCAGTCCAAAACGCGAGATGTTGCGCAAGCGCTCCATCGGCCATGCTGTTATCAAACGGCCGGCCGGGATCGGGATAGCATCTTCCTAGAGCTTTCTCATCAGCTAGGAAGAGATCCGCGAACGATGCTTTGTTTCCGAATGCTGAAGCCACTGTTCGCGATTGCATCGCGCGCCGGATAAGCTCCCCATCGTCTTCGATCCCACGCCACTCCGGAACCGGCGCGCAAGTCCAATCCGTTTCGGAGATCTCCGAACCGTCCGGAGGAAAATACGTCGCAATGAGAGAGGATAGAACCGGCGTGAAATCGCATGTGAGATCTCCGGAAGCGTTGATTCCCGTAAGCGCCGCGAACCGTCCCTTGTGATAAAACTCCGCATCCAACGCTTTGTTTTTGCATGCATGCGCCGGCGGAATCCCACTCCCGAATAAATGAAGCCCTTTGCCGGATTGCGAAACTTCAATTGCACAGCCGGCGAGTAATTGACACATTTGGAGCGCATGAGGAGCCCAACCCCCGACCAACAAACAATTATCGATATCCAAGAACCAGAAGGGGTCATTTTCCGTGAAAACAAATCCGAGCCCGAAAGGTTCACCCCACGTCTCAACCAATTGCGAAGCCCGTTCAAACGTGATCCAAATTGAGGAGTTGTGAGCATCAGCGACCCTCCCGGTTGCATAGTCCAAGGGCAATTTATCTGTTTTTCCCGGCCGCGTTTGGCTGGGAACAGCTTTGTAAACGATCCATTGTTTAAACGCGCCAAATGGCGCAAGCGCCGCCGGAAGTTCTTTCATCGCGGTAGTTCCTGATATTCGCAGAGAACCCCACATTCAACGGAAGGTTCAACGTCTTCAGCCACATCGATAAGGGAAGGGAGTTCGCTGAGAAAGAATCGTTTCTTCTTTCCGTCGCGAGCTTGCTCCAGCATCTTCACTCCTAGCGCGCTTGATTGTCGAACACGTTTCCAAAAAACTTCAGGGAAAAGGTTCAAAACCCTCCGCCAATATTTAGGCGAAGTAACCTTCACGCATCCAATACAATTGTTGTTTTTGAATCCAAGATCGTACATGATTGGCCGTTTAATTCCAGCGTTATTCAGGATCACAAAACAATCATCTTTTGTGGTTTTGTTCTCGCTCAAGATCCATTCCGTATCGATATCGTTTTGGCTATCGAAGCGGACAATGCGGCTTTGTTCATCGTGAGTCAGCCCGAAGATATGAAGATCTCCGGGGAGCTGGAAATTTTGACGGGGAATTTTTTTCATTTCAACGGTACACAGAGCCCCTTTAGGTCCGCTCATATACCGGCGCTGTTCGATCACATCATCGACCGTCGCGTAACGCTCAGATTTAATTGTGAGTATCTTCTTTCCAATCCAATTGCTCACGTCACGCATGAAGCGCGCGTTGTCGGGATGCTCCGTTGCGAGCGTATCGTTATAAATCACAAGGGCATTTGGATATTTCTCAACAGTCTTTTTTGCCGCAACTGCTGAAGCGGCTCCGCATGAGAACCAACAAAGAACTCTTCCATCCGTAAGCAAGGGATTACGCTCCTGATTGTTTTAACGTATGAGCGAAAGCTTTTTGACGTAACAACGGCTTCATGCGATTGGCTTCCGGATCTCCCGCAACGAGAGCTTGAGTGAGAACATCGAAGTTCTCTTGCTTGATTGCAGTTCGAATCAGCTTGCGCCGGAGCGCTCCAATCGATCCGAAGTGGTGGAGAACCAGACCATGAGTACAGTGAGCTTTCGTTGCGATTTTTACCAGCGTGAGATTATTCCAACCGCCGGGTTCACTCGCAATCTGTAGAGCGGCCGTAAGTATCAGCTCGCAACGAACGCGCGGAGTTAGTTTCTGTCTAGGCACGTAAGAGCCTTTCGATGTGCTGTTGTGTTTGATTGAGTTTATCAATTGACCAGCGCCGCGCGGCCGGGTGATCAATCATATAAAACTTGAAAACTCCAACTCCGGAAAGATAAGCCGTCCCGTCAGTGGCTCCGGTTGGCATGGATGCGATTTGCCCGAAGGTATATTGAGCAACCTTCCCACAAACCAAAAGCAAATCCATTCCTTCATGTTTCAGGTAACTCAGATTTTCTTTTACCCATTCGGGATCAGGTTTTCCGTGGTGTTCCGCTGATCTTTGGACAACGCGGCAACAATTGGTGACAAGTAGAGAGCGAGTCCCCACAAGGCGATACAGCCTACGGCCGCTATGGTTATCAGGATTGATTCTGAAATAACGCGGAGCATCTTCCCCAACTTCATTGAACCCCCTCCATGCCCACATTGAATCGAGTAAAGCAACGATGTTCATAGGCTACCTTCACCAGTTACAAAGCAAGCATTCCCACCATCAGCGTTCACCACTTCAGCCCATCGAAGCTGAGCCCGCTCGCGCTCCGTCCCTGAATAGTTCCAATTCGGCCGCTTGCATTCGCGCGAGATGAACTGAGCAATTCGAGTTCCCACGTGAGCCGGCGTGATTGTGACTGATCTCCAGCCGATAAGATCCCCGCTTTTAATCGATTTGTTGAGAGCTGGAGAATCGTTCGCGAGTCCGAACCTTACAGGTTGCCCCATTTCGTTAGGCATCACTCCAACGTTATTCCGCCAAAGCTTTATCCCTTTACGGCCGGCTTCCAATCGAACGAGCGATTGAACGTAAGCTTCAGAATGCGGATCTTCAATGCTCGCGAACGGTGAAGACGGTTGGAGCCCAAAAATCCCGTCAAGCTCAGAGAGCGCTTGAATCGGAATCCCCCAACGAATTGCCCACTCTGAAATTGAAGAATTCAAGCTCAGCTCCAGCCACAAAACACGCAAACCAAAACGTTCGAACTCTGATAATTGCATTCCCCGGAAAATAGATTTTCCAGCGATCCGAACCACAGCGAGTAATGAACGGTTTCAGTTGCGTTCCTCAAGTGTGGCATCTTCCGCCGGCGCGTGATCAGCTTCGAACGCTGAAGATCCCAGCGGCTCTCCCTGTGGCTCCGGCATCTGAAGAACGTTTGAAGTTCCCTCCGGAATCTGAGTGGCTTCAGATGGCATCGGTTCCGCTAGAGCGTTCTTAACCGGCGCTGGGGGTTCATCGCGCATTTCGAAAACTGGTTTCTTGCCGGCTTCGCACAATTGAAAGTTCATCGGCGCGAGCTGTTTTCCAAACGTGAGCTGAGTCACAACGAGATCCAAGCTCGCGGCAACTTGCGCGCGTTCTTCATCGCTCAGACGGAACCGAACAGCAATCGCCCAATTCGGAACGATCTTTTTCACGTCCGGATTCTTCGGATCAATCACATGGAGCGTAACCGGGAGCCCGATTACTCCAACATACTGATTTTGATCTTTCGCAATTTCGGTTTCAAATACAACTTCCTCTTGAGTGAACACAGGAGAAACGCTTTTCATGGTCCGTAATCCTCCGGAAAAATTATTTTGGTTAGCGAGCAAAGTATATTTCTAGCTGACAACCGTGTCAATCAGTTTCGATAGTCCGTACAATGATGACGATTTTTGATAGCGTTGCATTTTGAACAAAGGGGTTGAATATTAGAAATAAAATTCGTTCCACCTTTCGAAAGTGGGATTACATGATCGGGAACCAATCGTTCTCGCAATCCACATCTCAAGCAATGGTGATCGTATTTTGAACACAATTCCTCAAATTCTTCTTTCGTGAATTTGCCCGGAGCTGCATTCAAAAGAGCCCTTCGATTGTGTTCGTAAACTCGATATCGAGCGCGATTCGATCTTTTGTTGACTCGATTTTTCTCTAGGAGTCTTTTCGAATGAGCTTTCCGATATCGAGCATTTCTGATTGATTCAGTTTCTCGATTCGAATGAAAATAGAGTCTCGATTCTTCGCGTTGTTTTTCGATATTGCGTTTTTGAAATCTAGATACAGCATCGCGAGCCCTTTGGTTTCTACATTCTAGACAAAATCCGGGAATTGGTCCGGTTTTCCCATACCGTTTGAATTTTGACTTACACATTCTGCATTTCAAATTCATGCAAAATAATCCTCCGCTGAAACAGCCCCATCGATTCCGAATTTCGCTAGATAAGTGAAGATTTTTCCGGCGAGTTCTTCACTATCTTTCGATCCAAGCAATTGAGCGTTCGCAACATCAATTCCGAATCGGAAAAAGAAGCGCCGATAACTCTCAGTTTCTTTAAAACCTTGAGCACATTCGAGCCCAGCGAACCAGCTTATCGCATTGCGAAGCGCGCGTTGCGATTCCTGTCTTCCTGTCCAATTGGCTCGCGCCGCAATCTGAGCCGCTATAGGCAATCCGGCCGGCGAATAAAAATCCCCATCCTTGCGTGCGATTTCTCCGCGGAGCGCGTTCAACGTATCCGCGTCAAGCTCCGTTAGATCCCCATCAACGAATTCCGGAGCTGATCGGGATTGGGGTTCCTGTCTGAACCCGCAATATGGGCAGATAACGCGCGAACGTTCGTATGGCTGGAGACACTGAACACAAATTCGAATGGGAATTTTATCCGGATCTTTCGAGCGCCGGCGCTCGCGCCGCTCTAGGCTCCAAACTTGCCGCTTATCCGGGGGACCATTGTGACGGAGCACGTTTCCCACGTGATCGAGAACAATCGCTTTCGGCTTCGCGCTTCCCGCTATAATCTGAATCCGCTCTTGAGAACTGAAGGAATCCCAGCGCCGATTGAGATCTTCAGAAAGCATGAGCCGGAGCGCGCGGCCGAATTGCTGAGAGTAGAGAGCGAACGATTCTGTTGGACGCGCGAAACTCACAACTTCAATCGCCGGCAAATCGAAGCCTTCTCCGAATAAATCAACGTTCACCAATTGAAGAATCTCGCGCCGCTCGAATCGATCAAGGATATGCGCGCGTAAAGCTTCCGGGGTTTTCGCGTGAACAACTTCCGCTGAGACTCCGCGGGATCGATAAGCGGCCGCGGTTCCGGTTGCCGATTCAACGTCAACTTCAAACGTTACTCCGAGCTTCCCCGGAGCATATTTCAAATAGTGATCAACCACATCTCCCGTTAGAGTGGCTGAACTGTGGCGAGCTTTCCGGAGCTGATCTTGATTAAGCTCGCCGGTTGAATCGCTTACAGCCACAGAATCAAGCGCGAAATCTTTGGGGATTGGGGGACATACTAAACGGTAATCCGTTAAGTAACCCATGTTGATAATCTCGCGCATGGTTGGAGCAAGTACCATCGCGTCTGTAAGCCCATCAGCCCAGCGTCCCAAGCCCCTTCCATCAGCGCGCCGCGGGGTTGCCGTAGGGAACAGCCCGCGAGCGTTGGGAAACTTCTTAGCGGCTCTTCCCCACTTGTTTTCCTTCAATACGTGATGCCCCTCATCCTGAACGGCCAAACGAACTTGAGTGAACCACGGTTCATTGTCCATTTTTATAATGGTGTCCACTCCTCCCACTCCAGTTTTCGATGTGGGATCAGTGAAGGGATAACCGAACTTCGAAATCTGAAGAGCGTTGATGATCCGGAGGAGAGCTTTACGTTGTCCAACGATCCTGTGACGAACTCCATTACGCGCGAGCGCTATGGATATCTGCGAAACCAGCTCTTGACGATGAGCGATTGCGATGGATGCGCCGGATTCGTCATACATGATTTTTGAAATAATGACGGTTTTCCCGCTCCCCGTCGCTGAAACCGGCATAACATTTACAGCGCCGGCGTTCCATGCTGAATAGATATCGCGCTCAAGAACGGTTTGAAAACTTCGCAACGGAACCGGCATTTAAATAAATCTCCGAACTGTGCAAAACGGAACAGAAAATATTGACAACCTTGTCAATATTTTAGTCATATCATTACGAAAGGATCTGAAGTAACTTCCTTGTTTTGCACAGCTTATGCACACTGAAAAATTCCCTTTACTTTTGAAATTAAAAGAGTTATATTGACAACCATGTCAATTTGCACAACTGACATGGGACCGTTAGACCAACCCCAATCCCGATAGGAGACATGAACAACATGAGTGATCGTTGCTTGATCAGTTCAACTGTCCAACGGGAGCTTAAAGCGCGAAACCTTACGGCCGATGAACTTTTGCGCGAAGCTCTCAAGATTAAAACAGAAGGATTCACAACAAGTGACAACCGATATTTCCCCGAAGGAACAGTTTTCATCGCATGGTACAAAAACAAAGCTCTTTCTGCTGTGGTAAAGAACGGCGCTGTTGAGTGTGAAGGCAAGAGTTACACCAGTCTTTCAGGAGCCGCGGCGCATTATACCGGACGGCCAACCACGAACGGATGGGATTTTTGGAGCGTTCGCGTTCCGGGCAAAGCTGAGTTTATCCCAGCTTACAAAGCGGCCGAAACTAGAGCCGCGTAAAACCTTTCCCCTTTTTCATACCCTTCGGATCTCACCGTCCGGAGGGGTTCTTTTTTGGTTTTCGAAAGATCAGATACAACGGGATCACAGCACAAAACAGCAAAAACAGCAAAAACAGAACTGAGATTACATCTAAGATCGTCTCAACCATTGACGTAATATCCTTCCGAAATTATTATTTGACAATGTTGTCAATGTATTTTAATCTTCTCAGCGAGTCAATCTGAAAAATCTGAAAGGGGTTCGATAGTGGCGCATTTGCTAACTGTTGATTTGGATACCATCACGCCGGCGCAAGCTGAATTGCTCGCCGGTTTTATTATGACGTTTGCCGATGGGAGAGCGAGCGGATTCACGGAGCCCGAAAGCGTTCCTCCAGCTCCGCCGGCGATTGATCCCGCGGCCGCGTTCGGCGCGATCCCAATCGGAAAGATTTCCGATGTTGCTCCATCTGTGGAGATCCCTTCTCCAAACCCTCCGAATGCCGGTATTGTGAACTCCACTCACGCGCCGGCGATCCCTTCTGTCTCTACTGTGGGAGTGACGCTCGATAAAGAAGGGCTCCCGTGGGATGCTCGCATTCATGCAAGCTCCAAAGCTCAGAACGCCGATGGGACGTGGAGACTAAAGCGCGGGCTCGCGAAAGATCATTTGGACAAAGTAACCGCGGAATTACGTCAAGTAATGGCGATTCCCGCTCCCCCAGCTCCAGGCCCGCAACTGGTTTCCCCTCCCCCGGCGCAACCGCAAGCTCCTCCCCCTCCGCCGGCGAATGAAGCGGAAATTCGAGAGAGTTACATTAAGCTCTTTACCCGTGTAAGTTCAGCAATGAGCGAAGGGAAACTTTCGCAAGCCCAGCTTGACAAGTGTTTGCAAGGGATCGGGGTTCCCAGCTTGCCACTCTTGGGAGCGCGGTTGGATCTTGTTCCGCAAGCATGCGCGCTGATCGATGGAGTAATCGCCGGCGCGAGCGCTTAACGCGATGGACTCAGAATTAATTGAAGTCGCTCGCGGAGTGATCCGGGACACTGGTAAGTGTTCGGCCAGAACATTTCAAAAGCGACTTAGAATCCCATACGCAACCGCTGTTGAACTTCAGGATGAACTTGAGGGACCGTATGAGCTGGAAAGACAAAGCAGTAATCCGGATTCTGTTATTCATCGCTTCGATGCTGATCAGCGAAGATCACAAAACGGAATTCCGGAACCTATCGAATCATCTCAAAATCATCTCAACAAACGGGGAGCGGTAATGGAACCGAATAACGATCATGCTTTTCTTCCCCCATCTGGGGCTTCATCTTGGCTCAAATGCGGAATGTGGGCCACGATGAACAAGCGGTTCCCTCAAGACGAAAGCGCGGAAGGCATTGAGGGAACCGCGGCGCATTGGGTTGCATGGGAGATCTTAGCAGGCCGGCCGATTTCAACGGGGATCAAAACTCCCAACGGTCAAATCGTAACTGAAGAGATGCTTGAAGGCGGAGAGCTAATCACGGATGTAATCCGGGAGAGAATGCCGCAAGGGGGATTACCTCCGTTCGGATTGCAAATCGAACAGAAACTTCCCATCTTCTCAATCAGCCCGCATTGCTTCGGAACTCCCGATTTGTGGGCTCTCCCTTCAACTGTCCACATTGAGATTTTTGATTACAAATTTGGTCACAGATTTGTGGATGAATTCTGGAACCCTCAAGGGCTTTGCTATCTCTCCGGGATCGTTGATTTCCTTACAACGATGAAAGCTGTTCGGCCGGATATTGAGGGTTACATGGATGTGAGTTTTACCGTGATTCAGCCGCGTTGCTTCTACAAAGGGGAGCCGGTTCGAACTCATACGTTCAAGCTCACAGATGCACGCTCTTACTGGAACCAGCTTGCGAACGCGGCTGAATCGTCTATGCTTCCGGAGCCTACAGCCACAACAAACGAGAATTGCGGAGATTGTGCCGGCCGTCATGCTTGCCAATCGTTGCAGATCGCCGCTTATGCTGATGCGGAGTATTCGAATAAGCGAACTCCGCTCATGCTGTCTCCAGTTGCCGCGGCGCTAGAGCTTCGAATTCTAATGCGCGCGTTAGATCGGATTCAAGCTCGCGTTGATGGTTTGAAGGAACAGACCATTTCGAATATTCGCGCTGGAAAGCAAGTGAACTATTTCCGCGCGGAGCCCGGTTTCGGCCGGCAACAATGGACTATTCCGGAAGCGCAAGTTATCAGCATCGGAAAATTATTCGGCGCTGAGCTTGCGAAACCGGGAGTTCTCACACCAAAGCAAGCGGAGAAAGCCGGCGTTGATGCCGGGATTGTAAAAGCGAACAGTTTCGTTCCATCAACCGGCTTCCGTTTGGTTGCCGAAAATCCGAATGATGCTCCGCGAACCTTTGCGACGTTGGAGGAAAAATGATCGTTACAGTTAACAAAGAAACGAAGAAGTATTTGAAGGATCGGCTTCAACGGCTCGCTTCCGAAAAAAGCGTTTGGGGCTGGAGAAATGATGAAGTGAAACTTACCAGACCAGCCGCGGTTATTGAAGCTGAGAAGCGAATTAAGCGAGACTCGCGTATCGTGAATCGCTTCCAAGACAAAGAAAAGAAGTTCAATGAACGGCGCAAAAACCGTAAACAGACGATGTGGGAAGCATGTCAAAAAGCGATCCACTTCGCCACACCAAAACAAGCGCTCGCCTTGCTCGATAAATTCGAGCGCACAAAGTTCTAAGTTCCGCCCAACCCATCCGATTTGAGGAGAATTCACCAAATGGCTGAAAGACAAGCAATCACTTCACCCGTTGGTCGTATCGTTGCCGGCTCGCTGTATAAGCCGAACACTACGGACTTTGACGGAAAACTGCTGGTTTACAAAACCGGCTCCGATGCAGGGAAAGCTCGCGTTCAATACTTCTTCGCGGTTGCGATCCCGAAGAACCCCGGCGAAACACATTGGGCTTATACCGAATGGGGTAAGCAAATTTGGAGCGTTGGAAACGTCGCATTCCCTCAAGCCGCTAAGCGTCCGGATTTCGCTTGGAAGATTGAAGACGGGGATTCAATGATTCCCAACAAGCGCAACCGCAAGCCGGCCGAACAGGAAGGTTGGCGTGGTTGCTGGGTTATCAAGTTTACTTCCAGCTTCGCTCCCACGATCTACCGGGAAGACAAAAGCTCTTCAAGCGGCTGGGGACAACTGACAGAGCCCGAAGCTGTGAAGCCCGGTTATTACGTTCAAGTTGCCTTCACAGTGGATGGGAACGGACAACAAGGGAACCCCGGCGTTTATCTCAACCCAAGCATGGTTTGTTTTCGCGCCTATGGTGCGGAGATTAGCTTTGGGCCAAACGTTGAGGATGCCGGGTTCGGCGCGGCTCCGTTGCCCGCTGGGGCTTCGTTGACTCCGCCCCCAGCCTCAACCCTTCCCGCGGCTCCTCCGCCCGCTGGGGCTTCGTTGACTCCTCCACCAGCGTCAACCCTTCCCGCGGCTCCTCCGGTTCCTGTGTATCCGAACCCCGGATTCACTCAGGTTCCACCGCCAAACCCTTCCTATGCCGGGAATGCGGGAAGCCCATTGCCCCCCGCTGGTATACCGGCTCCCCTACCTTCTGTGATTCCTGTATCCCCTTCTAGCAAACGGATGACGGCCGCGGCCGCTGGTGTGAGTTACGAAGCTTACATTGCGGCCGGCTGGAATGATGCTCAACTAATCCAAAACGGATTGATGACCGTATGATTGATATCCCCACTTTGCGCGCTCGCATCGCTGAATATGAACGATCAGGCAACGGCTCCAAATATGCTCCGGATAGCGTTCGCGCGAAGTGGGAGTTCGATCTAGCAGCTCTCAAACTATTGCTGTCTTTACTTGAGAAATAGGGGGGAAGAAATGCCGGCAAAACTGAACGTGGAAATGAAGCGGGACACAATTTACAAGTGCTATCCCGAAGAAATCGAGATCCGGCCGGAGCTGAACGGCCGTCACGAAAAACCGGATGTTGAATGGTTAATCGCGGACATTCTGAAACAAGGTCAATTGGAGCCCGTTGAGATCTGGAGCGATGGGGGAACTCCGGTACTCAGTTACGGATTCTCACGCTGGAGAGCTATCAGCGAGATTAACAAACGCAAGCTCACTCCGAAAAAGATGTATATCGAATGCCGTTTCAAAGCTCGTTGCAATGAGCAAATGGCATTCATCCGGAACATTTCTGAAAACCGGATGCGGAACCCTACCAGCCCGATTGATGATGCTTACAATATTCAGCGGCTCTTCGATTACACAATGGAAGAAGGGGACGTTGCGAAGATCTACTTTCCATTAGCAGCCACAGAAGAAGAGCTGAAGAAAGCGCTGAAATGGGTTCGCGAAACGGTGAACCTGATCAAGCTCACTCCGGAAGCTCAGCGAGCCATGCAAGACGGCCGATTGGGTGAAACCGCGGCGCAAGCAATCGCGAAGCTTTCCAGCGCTCAGCAAAAGGAAGCGTTGAGGGGCAAGGAAGGCAAGATCACCGCGGCCGATATCAAAGCGAACGCACCCAAGAGCAACCGCGGCCGTAAGCTCGCGGAGAAGCCCATTGATAGCGAACTCCGCCGGCGGATCACAGCCGTTATCGAATCCGCTGATTGGGAAGAATACGATGAAAAGATTTCAAGCTTCATCGAAGTTGACGCGGCGCTCCTAGCAAAGCTGAAGAACTACATCGAAGAAAAATGATCGTCACAACTTTTTGGCGCTCAAAATTAATTCTGATGGAGCGTGAAATACTTCGCGCGTATGGAGTCCCTGAAGATAAGGTCATGAGCGCCGATGGATCTTACATGACGTGGGCATTTCTCAAAGGTTGGTTCTCTTGTCTTCGCCGCGGATAGCTGCTCCCCCTCAAGGGAAACCCGTAGCTTTCTACGATACGGAATCCTATCCGAACGTATGGATGCTGAAGATTCGTCCCCAAAACGGATCGGTCTTCAGCTTCATAATTCGTTCTGGAGAATCCCTCTCCGCGGAGCAAATCCAGCGGATCGAATATCTGTTTTCCATCTTCCAAGTGATCAGCTTCAACGGGATTTACTATGACGTTCCCGTGATCTCCGCGGCGCTCGCCGGCTTCACTTGTGATCAGCTTAAATGGATCACTGATCAAATCATTGTGGCTGAAGTCAAACCTTGGGAATTAGGCATTCAGAATAACTGGAAGCCGTTCGATCACATCGATATCATGGAAGTTCTTCCGGGCTCAGGAAGCCTAAAACAGTATGGCGCGCGCTTGCATGCAAAGCGGCTTCAGGATCTACCTTACGATCCGAACCAATGGCTGAGCGAAGATCAGATTGCGAAGCTGGGAGAGTATTGCGAAAACGATCTTGATACGCTAGAGCACAATTATAAAGAAGCAATTCCACTTATCCAGATGCGCGAGCATTTAAGCGAACGCTATGGGATGGATCTTCGAAGCAAATCAGACGCTCAGCTCGCGGAAGCTGTTATTAAAAAGCGCTGTGAAGATGCGCTGAAAACTCGAATCTATAAGCCTGAGATCGATTGGAACCTTCAGTTCCGTTACGAACCGCCGCATTGGTTGAGCTTTCAGGATGAGGGGCTTCGCAATGCTTTCGAGATCATCAAACAATCAATTTTCTTTCTGAATGGAGCCGGCCGCGTCGATATGCCGGCGCAACTGGAGAGTCTTGAGATTCCATTAGGGAAAACCGTTTATAAGCTGGGGATTGGCGGATTGCATTCGAAAGATGAACGCGCCGTTTTTCTCTCTGATGAAATCCACACCATCCGGGACAATGACGTAGCGAGTTACTATCCCAGCTTAATTCTCATGTCTGGTAAGTATCCGCCGGCGCTGGGACCAGTGTTCCGCGAAGTTCTCCAGCTCATGAAGGATGAACGGTTGAGCGCGAAGAATCTGGAGAAATCCCTAAAGAAAGCCGGCGATACAGAGAGCTTAGAATTCACCATTGCTCACGTTGAAAATGAAGGCGGAAAAGTAATGATCAACGGAACCTTTGGGAAAACTGGTTCGCCGTTCTCAATTCTGTTCGCTCCGGAGATGATGATTCAAACAACGATCACGGGACAACTCGCACTACTTATGTTAATCGAATGGCACGAAATACAACATATCCGCGTTGTGAGCGCCAACACAGACGGCTTTGTGATCTATTGCCGGCGGGATCAAATTCCCACGTCCGAAAGCATCATCAAGTATTGGCAGAAAACAACTGGGCTCGAAATGGATAGCACGGAATATAAAGCTCTCTACATGAGAGACGTAAACAACTATTTCGCAATCAAAGACGGAGAAGTAAAACGGAAGGGTGAATATGCAACCGCCGGGTTGATCGAAAAGAAAAATCCCGATGTTGAAATCTGTTCCGATGCCGTGGCTGAGTTCTTGGAAAAACGAACGCCAATTCTCTATTCACTCGCCGCATGTCGCGACATTCGAAAATTCGTCAGAGTTCAAAAAGTAACCGGAGGAGCTGTGAAGCTGTGGGGAGTGGGACCGCGGAAGGAAATGAAGGTTCGCGGGATGGATTCCATTCTTAAAGAGAACGGCTGGGAGAAAGATGGCCGGCGCTGGAAGCGGAATGGGGTTGAAGCGCTCGCGCGAGATGCTTATAAAACCTGTTTTCAGCCACAAAAGCCTGAGTTCTTGGGAAAAGTTGTCCGCTGGTATTATGGGACCAATTCCCCCGGATCGATCATTTACAACTCGAATGCAAATACTGTCAGTCTTTCCTATGGTGCTCAACCATGCATGACGTTGCCGGAGGAGTTTCCAAACGATATCGATTACACATGGTATGTGGAAAACTGTGAGAGCATTTTAACTGACGTGGGCTTTTACGAAGCTCACTGTGAACGCTGTTATTCCGTGAAGCGCGATGGGATCTGTCAAAACTACGGATGCGAAGGAAGCTATGGTTCTCAGTTACGAAGAAATGTTTCGTAAGCAGTATCCAGATTGCCGGGTTGAAGAAGAGTTCGTTTCGCCAAATCTGACCCGGCATCACGTTATCGTTGGCGGATTCCACTGTAGCGAATCCGGCGTTCGGGAGATGGCTTTCAAATATGCTTTCGATGATATCCGGGATGGAAAATTGAAGATCCCTCCAATGATCGAACAGCTTCACATGTGGCCTAAGTTATGAGAATGCACGGAACGGATTCTTGTTACCGCGGGGGTTGCAAGTGCTTCGCATGCCGGCATGCTCATGCGGCCGCGGAAAATGATCGTTACCACAGACGGAAGAACGGTCCCATCAAACGTAAACAACCCACCATTACCGCTGTGAGGGATGAATATGAAGCAAGCTTTTTGTTCAGCTCACCAGACGGGGGACCAGATGTTTTGTACCCCTTGCGGGCTCGTTTGGGATCTCAACGATCCAGAACCGCCGAAATGCCAAAGGAAAGAAGCGCCGCGGCCGGCTCCAGCGGAAACCAGACCAGCTCGCGCCGCAAAGAAGTACAAAGCGTACCGGCGCAAGATGCCGTCTCATATCCACGCTCAAGACTAGCTTAGGGAGTGTGACGCGCGATTGCGGCCGTGATATCGATCAATTGCCCGCCTTTGGCGAGCGGAGCCTTCCACCACGGAACAGGCTTCAGCCAATCGGCCGTTTCTTTATCGGCAACCTTGCGAGCATCGATCATAATCCCGTCAGCACTCGCTGTAACCCCTTGAACATGCCCTAACGCCGCGGAGAGATCTGGAGATTGAACCAGCGCGTCAAAGTGTTGAACCGCGAGCGTAGAAGCCTCTACAAGCGGCCGGCTCGCCGCGATGGTGCCGTTGAGCGTCTCAAGGTCCGTGCGAGCCTGCCTAGTGGCATCTGTGGCTGCGTCTATGGCTGTATTCGCATGGGTCGAAGTGTCGGAGATGGCTCGCGCGGCTCCCTCAATCAACGGCTGAGTCTGATTTACCTGAGTTTTCATCGCATCAACCGCTCCCCCAGCGCTTACAGCCACAGAGCGAACGGAGGGGATAAGCCCGCAAGTTTCCGGCTTGCCGGGCTTGCACGGCTTGAGCATCGCTATGGTTATGTCGCGAGCTTCGTTGAAGACGGTAGGAACCCCAGCGCCGGTTGGACTAAGCGCCGCTTGCGCGCCGGCTGTAGCGGCTTGGATCGCCGGCCGATTCTCCCGGATGGCTGAGCCCATCTCAAATCCAGCCCAACCCAAAGTGAGAAGGGCTCCCATTGCTGAGAGCCCTAGAGCGTTTGAAATCCAGCGATTCATGCTGCCGGAGCTGTCTGAGCGCCGGCAATTGCGCCGGTAACGGCCGCAACGAGAGCGTTCAAGCTGGAAAGAGCTTTGCTGATGGCATTCTTCGCGCCGTCGCTCTTGATGCCCGCAACGGTTTCCAAGCTCGCCATATCACTCTGAACCGTGGATAATA